GTATTAATATATTGTGCAAGCTTATCCTTTAGGGTGTCATTGCTAATATAATTCTCAAGAGAATCCGGTCTATATTTTTCAACCCACAACGTATGTTCAATCATATTATGAAAAGTTAGAGTTAATCTAAAAGTAACGAGCGTTGTGGATTTTGGGAAGGGGCAGATGCACTGGCTTCCTCTAATTTATACAATTGGTGTCTATGATTATCTATTTCTTCGAACATAACATCTAATATAAGCGAAATCATATCTTTGTTTCTATTATCTTCCATAAGGCTTTGCCATCTGCAAAGCCTTTCTGTCGTGTCTTCTAATGAACGCAAATATCCCTTTGCAAACTGTAATTCTGAATTATGCATTATATACTCTCTTTAAATAAGATTTTACTAATGGTTGTTTCGTCTTCATCATCGGAGTATACATTAACGGTAAATGATTCCCCACCGAGCATATCTAGCACCTGCTTAAGTAGATTGGTTGCGTCATTAATATCATTAATATTGAATGTCATGGGACCATATCCTTCTAATTCAAACACTAACGCAACCTTTCCAGTTAGTTGTAGTCTAAGTCCAGGTTCTTCCGGTGTATTATTATCCGACGATTCCATATATTAAATCTTAATTAGATAATAATTGGTAGTATATCCCTGTTCTTGAAACGATACGTGTGCAATACCCTTGGTGCTAATCTTCATAACACCCGACATTCCTTTATTGGCAACCAAGATTTCCTTAAGGAGTGATGCTGAAAAATTGGTATGCGATAGTGCCACGGCTTCGGTTGCCGTTACATTCAGAGTAATTCGATGTGTGTTATTATTAGAATACCCAATAATCACTTGCGTCTTCTTACCATCGGAGACAACTGTAAACTCTCGCTCTTCACCTAGTGCAGACTTTGCCCGTAGAAATGATGTTACAAACTGCTGGTCGAGATCAATAGAAATTTCAAAATTTGGGAGATTCTTAAGTTCAGGAGTACCTGAGATAGCTGACGGATCTGCCAGCACATACTCTGCCGTTGCATTTGAATCTGATAGAGTCAATGCGGTTACCTTCCCGTTGGTTTCGCGAGTAACTACATCTAGGGAATCGCCCATCACAGATAGCATAGATGATAACATCGATGTATCAAATACACCATACGTTCCCTTTGGAAGAACATCTTCTTTCATTGCAATCATCGCCAATACATTCTTATCATCGGTGGTGCATGATACGGAAAGCTCATTTCCATTTGATTGCCACTTAGCATTCTTAATAGAACCACCAAGATAATACTTGCTAATAAATCGTTCCAGCTTACTCTTTTCCATAACCCTTAACCTCTTTATTGTTTAATATTGTTTATCTTCAAACCACATACGAGATAATCTACCGTCAGTAAACCGTGCATGGTAATCTCTCCATACCCGATTAGTATTCAATTCTGGTTTACTACTATAAAATATAATATCACCGTGGAAGTCTGTCAAGTATTCACGACGATAACTACCTTCTATTTTTTCTAGGTATCCACCCAAAAATGCCGTTGCATCGCCCATCCACTCGTAATCCCAACGTTCTTCATATAACTGCCCCTTTCCAGTGACAACATATCTAGTCATCGCATTATCGAACGATTTGGTTTGAAACCACTCATTAGTTATTTCGGTTCTGTCTGGGAGTAATACTTCCAGTCGAATTTCATCAAATAATCCCATAATGAATTAATCCCATAATCCTTCGTAGTATTTTCCGAATAGTCGGAATCCGTTGCTGATACGTGCTTGGTATGCGTCACGCGCTTCCCAATCACAGTCGCCTTTAACCTTCCAACGAACAGGCACCGTCATCTGCCCTTCATCCTCGGGGTATTCAGTAAAATCAAGCTCGGGTTTTACTTTCCAGAATTGGTCTTCCCAATCCATCAATTTACTTTCAAAGGCAAAAATCATTTCATCCATAACCCAATCCCATCGCTTGAAATGGTTATCATCCGTATCCCATTCATTTTCGGTAGGCGGTGCTGCGGATTTACTAAGCTCTATGGGAACGTCTTCGTCATCAACAAATGGCGCTCCGTGTTTGGTTTCCTTCAATTGCTTGAGCATAGGAACAACGATGTGAGCTAACGTGGTATCCATACCCCACGTATCCCATGGATCAATCTTGACAGAAATTTTTTGTTCCTTCGATGAGTCTTTTGGGTATTTACCAATCGTAACTTTCATAAATTATTTCCATAATTGTATATTATATCGAAGTGTATCCCAGTTAAATAAAGGTCCAGGATCTATTTTTCTTCCCAGTGGGCGAGCTACATCTTGATGTCCAACCACAACAGTTGAAGTTGGATCGGGGAATCGTTTGTGTAGTTCATTAATTAACCAAGCAGAACTGTGATATTGGTCTTTTGTATATTCTGTTTTTCCATTATTTTCCAAGCATATTCCAATACTATATCTATTAATTCGAAACATACCATTCCAGTATGAGTATCCTACATGGGATGCTTGGTATCTTGGATCAAGTAATTTAATTACTGTTCCATCCTTTTTTATATAATAATGATAACTTAATCTTCGTTTAATTAAAGTGCGTCTTGCTATATTATAATTACCACCACCGTCATTATGAATTATAATATAATTTTTTGTGGTGTCTCTAATTTGCTTGTTTCTAATCGGCAGCGGTGAATTTACTAAGCTTGGTGCGATTAACTGCGCCACAAGAAGTGTCATAGTTACCATTCATCTCTCCTATATTAATTTAGTGGCGGTGGGGGATTCGAACCCCACATAGGTTTCCCTAAGTCCTTGGCTAGCATAGTGTGGTTGTAACAATGGGTAGCGCCCGTATATCCACTCCTACCGTCGTCCCGACCGACTGCACCGCCTATTACATATTAAAAAATAACTTTAATTACAGATACCCAAAATATAATTGTAAAGATAATTACAGATAGCCGTAGGGCAATTACATCCCAATGCTTTTTATAATCTGTCATTAGAATTCACCCCATTCCCGAATTGATACACCTACGGGAAAGATAGGAATACCATCCTTACTCAATTCAAAATAACGAACGGTCAAGTATTTACCGATAAGCTTCTTGCGGTTCTTATAAAGCTCACTACGATTTTCCTGCGAACCCTCTGGGCGACAATTGAACCGAGCACCAGAAGCAGTCTCCAATTCAAAAATTGCAAGACCGACATCACTACCATCGCCATCAACAACATCAACAATACGATACTCTGCATCTGTAAAATCCTTTAGTTTCAAAAGTGAATACGAACGTTTCCCAACTTCATATAGTGCAGCGGGATCACGGACCATTGTTCCCTCAAATCCTTCGCTCACAAACTCACGATGGAACTTCGATACGTCCGCTTCGGTATCAGCCCGAATCGTGTTAACAATCTTGATATTCTCTGGAGCATTGCGACAAATATCTTCAATAATCTGGTATCGCTTGATGTATGGAAGATCCGTGTCTACAATATCATACACATGGTAGAGTAATTTGGAAGACAGTTCTGGACGATACTTCTTGATTGCCTTCATACTTTCTTGTAGAAGCTGATTACCAGGAAGCATCAGTTCACCGTCAAGAATAAAACCCGCTGTATCAAAATTCAAATGCTTGATGACATCGGGAATAACCTGCTTATTTCCACGACTCCACCCTTCCATACCATCAAACAACATACGCATTCCGTTAAGCTTGGGCTGAACGAATACGGGGAACTCCATCTTGCCCTTGTGATCAGAAAACTTGTGGGCAAGCATCGGCATTGGATACATCTGACGAGTTTCCCCATCATATCCAAATCCCTTGTCTCGCTGCTTCTTCAGAATCGCATCAAACTCAAATTCTGCTTGCTCCTTACTATCACGAGCGTTTGCTCGACCTTCGTTGGTTGGCGATGCATAATATGGTTCCGATAGCTGACGCTTAGTTTCTCGCCCCGTCTTGGTCAATTGATACCATTCGGTCTGCGTGAAATACTGGTCCGAATCACGCAGAATGTGAAGACGCCAGAACTTCTTCCCGCCATTCTTGTTTTCACCAATCAACCAATTGCTCGACTTAATGATTTTCATTTATAGTAGTCCTCACGGTACAAAAGGCAACGGGATAATAATTCTCATCGATGGCATATGATGTTTTCACATACCACAAATCCTCTTTAGTCACAATCGTGTCTACAGTAGTTTCTCTTGGAAATCTACAAGTAACGATATAAGTCTTTTCTACTGGCTTGCACCCAATTAATAGCAGTGCTAATGGTAACCATTTCATATGCGTCTCGATCATATATAAAATATATACGGTATGTAGTATTTTGTCAAGTATTAAAAACTAAACCACTCAGAAGCATTTTGATTTACTTCAGTTGGAATGTTTCCCCAAGATAATGCGCTATAAAAATCTTCCAGTTTTTTCTGCAACTCGTTTTCAAATAAGGCATCGTAATCCAAATATTCACTAATAAAATCTGTAATCTCCTTTGGATCATTGTATCCCTTGATTGCCAAGGATTCGATTTTTAATGAGTTTGGTTTTAAATATACATATTTAATTTTTGCACCATCCTCGATGCGTTCATACTTTTTATCCAACCCAAGATGCTTCAGCATTCTATTATATGCAATCGCAGCTTTAACGTGAGCAGGAGTTCCCTTTTTAAAAGATACCATCGAAGTAACCGATGCATCATCAAACTTACTTAGATTTTTCACAGCAGTGTTTCGTGCAATATCAATAAATGCACAATCTTTTAAGTTAGATTTGAATTCTAATACATTTCTATCAATCGTATCTTTATCAGTTTTACGAAGAACATCTAACAAAAACTTATTCATAAATGTTCTGAACGCCGTTGGGAATGTAGACCGCACCACATCCAATCCAGTAACTTTGATTTTACTCATATCGGAATTGGTTTCTAGATCATATACTTTATCTAGTGCGTATCTCTTCTTTGCAATCCAAATACCAGACTTAGCAATAGACTCACCCTTAATATAAAATTTGTGTGAGTTACAAAAGAAAAATTCCTTAGCAAAGTCATCATAGTATGTATTTAGTTTAGACTCTACTGCATTTGCTAGTTTAATAGTAAACTGTTTCTTTTCTTCATCAGTGGTTTGATTTGTAAACAATTGAACGGATGAGAAATACAACGAGTCGGTGTCAATATAGATACAATAGTCTTGTTCTTCTTGGCATCGCTTCACATACAAATCATTTACATATCGAGCACTGTTTTTGATAACATCCTGTCCACTAGCGGTAACCGCCAGCGCATTATCGATATCATAGAATCTAAAGATAGGAAGTCCTAGCACACCATATAGTGAATTCAAGAAAATCTTCTGGATGTGCTGGCGGCGATTATAAAACTCCGCAAGCTTAGTATCACCTTCGTTGGTATACTTTTTCATAAGATCTTTGAATTCTTTTCGCTGTGCAAACCACACTTCAAGAACTTCTGGAATGATACCACGCTTTTTATTGCTATACAGAATACCATTGGTGCTAACACTAAGCATCTCAGAATCTATTAGCTTAAGCAGTTCATTCCGAGTAACTTGCATTGCCCCCGCAGTATTTTCAATAATCTCAAAGGTAGCACTTTCATTCTGCAATGCAGTTCTATCCCAATCAACAATCTTGCCGACTTTAGTTTCGGGAGAGATATTAAGGCTCATAATGATTGACGGATACAGCGATTGCAAGTCTAGAGAATACACCCATTCATACAATCCAGGCGTGGGTGGCTTGACGTATGCCCCCGCAAATCCTTCTTCATCTTCTTCAATCCGCTCTTCCATCTTTTCTCTGCCGTCTGCTGGCTTATCCGTAACAATAATATTCTTTCGATGGAGGTAGGTAATAATTGTTCCCTCCAAGAATCGGGAAGAATATCCGTAGTCTTCATACGGGACATGTCCAACGTGACAGATACCACGAACCAATTCAATCAGCTGGAGCTTTTGATCAAGTGCCACTACAATCTTTACGTCAGTCAAGTTGTAGTCAATAAATTTATCTAGATCCTCGTTGAATAGCATATCAAGAGAACCTTCGTATTCGACCTTTCCCATACCAACTTCAATCTTACCAATCGTATCTAGTCGATAGTTGGGCTGCTGGGTATATGTGAACTTCCTATACAAATCCAAGTAATCTAGACACGCCACACCGGCAATAGTCCACTGCTGTCTAAATTCTGAATACTTAAGCTTTCCGATAGGAGACAGTCTGGATGCTACGTTTCGTCCACATAGCTGAGAAATTCTATTATAAAGATACGGAACGTCAAATCGATTGATGTTCCATCCAGTTAAAATATTGGGAGATACTTGCTCGTAGTAGTTGAGAAACGAATATAATAGATCCAGTTCACTGTCAAAGAACTCAACAGTGACATCTTCTTTGGTGTAGTTAGTATACTTACTGCCCACCTCATTCAATACAAATACCATACTCTGATGACTGGCGTTATCATAGCATGCGATAGATGTAATTTTATTATTAGGTTGTTCGGTGTTTGGAATACCGTTTTCCATTGACACTTCGATGTCAAAGAACAGTGTAACGTTTCCTTCCGAGGGCGTATCGTCATCGAGATACAAATCAGTGAGAACCCGTGTCTCTCTGGGGATATCGCTCTCAAATATACCAGGGGCACCCCGAGAGAATCTACGAACCTTGTTAACTCTAACACCCGTCATAGTAATATACTTGCCAGTGCTAGATGCTTCGTATGCATAATTAAACTGTGCGTATGGGAAGGTAAGCAACCCACGCTTATCATCCCATACATACACAGTTTGCGTTTCTTCACTACTATCAATGTAAATTGATTTATACATAACTTTTATTTAATGTTTATAAACTTTTTTATCTTAGACGATACTAGTTTTGTAGTAGCATTAATTTCCATCTCCCAAAGACATAGAAATTTATATCCTAACTGTTCTAACTCATCTTTTCGTTTCTTATCGCGATCCCATATTTGTTGTGCTGTTTTTTTGACACCACGATTATAAAATGATCCGCTATATTTTATAGGATTGCAGTGCCAAAAATCTCCATAACATTCTATAATATACTTCCCGTCAACTAAAAAGTCAACTGTATATTTACCGATTGCTGTTTGGTCTTCGTATGGCAAATCCAATCTTTCTATAACTTCTTCTACAATCTTTTCTATATTAGACTTTCTAGTTTCATTTCCCTTCTTAGCTGCATGTTTCTTCTTGCGTGACATACTATGCGCTAAAGCTAGTTCCACATCCACACCCACCAGTTGCATTTGGATTTTGAAAACTGAATCCAGATTGCATAGGTGTTCTAACATAATGAATTAATGTGCCATCTAAATATTGCATAGAAAATGGATCAACTATTAAGTTTATATTTTCTTCTTGTGGAACAATAATATCATCTTCTGAAATTTCATCATCAGTGATAGCTAATATATTATATTTAAATCCACTACAGCCACCAGGCATAACTTGTACTCTAAAGCTATTAGTATCTTCTGTTACTGAATAATTTTGTAATGCTAGTAATGCAGAAGGCGTTACGGTTAAGACATTAGTTTCCGGTTGAGCCAAACCCATTTTCATTTCTCCCGTCTTCTGAAGTGATTTCATCTACTTTAATTACTGGAAAATTTGTGGTTAGCATCATAACCATTTGGGCAACTTTATCGCCTGGTGCAAAGGCTTGAACATGTTCGGATGCGTTAAACAATGCAATTTGAATTGGGCCTGTATATCCGTTATCAATAACTCCTGCTACTGTGAAAACTTGTCGGCGGGTGGCTACAGATGAACGATCCTTCACAATGCCGCCCCACCCAGCAGGAAATTCAATAGCAATATCTGTCTGCAATAATTTTGTTTCACCTGGATATATGCTGACTGGCTGTGCACAATATAAATCGTATCCTAGATCACCCTTATGTGATTTCGTTGGCAACTTTGCAGTTCTGCTCAATAATTTTACTTTTAGTTCCATTTAAATCTTTACCCCAAAATTTGTATAAATATTATCAATTACAGACATTATAGCATTTTTTTGTGCAGCTGAATCCAATGCACCTGATGTCATCCATAAATTATTTCCATTAAAGAATCCAAAGAACGATGGAACTACCTTCACTCCCAACTCATGTCCAACGGGTCGATTTTCTTCTGCCCAAACATTTATATTATGAAAGTGAATCTTGGCATTCATTTTACCAAAATAATTAGCTACCATTTCGTATTTTGGTTTTGTATTTGCACATGGACCGCACCCCTGTCCATATGCAAATACAATGTGCAAATAATCTGAATTGTCACGTACGGTATCCCAAAAATTAGAAACTGTTAATTCATTAATCATTGTTTGATTACCATATTAAGTTTTTTTTCTATTGTTTCTCTGGTGTTGTTACCATACACAAATCCTCGCATCTTTCCTTCGGAATAAATCATTAACATCGGAATCGCTTTGATTCTAGCACGTTCCATTAATTCAGGATGCTCATCGATATTAACTTTATAAAAAGGAATTGCTTCATATGATGAAGAAACCGACTCGACAACAGGTAACATTAATTCACAGGCTTTACACCAATCGGCGTAAAAATCTACAACAAATGTATCCCCCTTTGCCAATTCAACTTCAAACAATTCTTGTGTAATAGGTTGTAGCATTAGGTTACCTCGCATCCCACTGCTGGCTTTGATGTATCCGTAGTAGTGGATTGAGCACCGCCTCCACACGCAACTTCACCTTGCAAATCAGTATTGTCTACCAATTCAACTACATCATTTAAATTGATGTCGTGCAACTTAACTTCCATTGCATCAAATTGTTCCTTGGTAATATCCTCGAATGGTGCTTGGATATATGAATGGTCGTTATATGGCAATACAGATAATGCCGTGAAATTTTCTCTGTTGTTCCACATCCATTCGCCTACTTCTCCCCATTCATCTGGCTTGATGGTAACGGTAGTGGATACATTATTTTTATTAGCACCCTTTCTATGTCCCACCTTTACCCATTCCTTCCATACCTTACTTACGCGAGCAAGAAGATCCAATGCAGATTCTTGACGAGTTACGGCATCAGCGGGTGCTTTTTGTGGCACTTGAATTACTGCTTGCTGATTAGGCTTGAAGAATTCATCCTCTAGAAGCTCAGGATGTTCTAGTGAAAGATATTCATAGATGCTTTCATTCTTACCAACTCTAACTCTACGAACATAGTAATCATTGTGCCAAGCGTGAACTCCAGATGATGTACCTAGCACAAGTGATGTAGTGCCTTCTGGCTTCACAGTAGTGCAACGTGATGCAGGATTAGTGCCAATCATTTCTGCTACTCTAGCGTTTTCTTCCTTGACTACCGTAGCGGCTTCCTTCATATCAAGCTTTAATACTGGACCTGATGCGATGCCCGTCATACTTACACCAATTAATGCTTCCTTTTCGGTGGTGCGCTTCCAGATATCACGAAGATAATGGAAATTGGTATACGATGCTTGTAGTGTTCCAATGAACGCTGCTGCTTTAGCTCGCGCATTAAAATCATCTTGATCTACTACATCACCAGCGTTGATAGTAGTTAGGTTACAGAATTGATATGGTCGCAGAGAAATTTCTGCACAAGGATTCAATCCCCATTCCGTGTCATTCGTGAAGAAGAATCCAGGTTCACCTGAACCTGACATTTCAATCTTCTTCCACAATTCAAGAAAAGTTTCTTTATCAATCTTGTGGCGAACAATAACTGCACTGTTGTTTGCACGGGCACGATGTGGATTTAGTTCCCACCAGTTACCAAACTTACACGTTAGCATATCATCGTCATCTAGATCGAACAGTGCAATCATAGCAGAGCGACGAATACCACCTGCAAGAACCGCGTCTGCAATCGAACATAGAATGTCGTGCACTTCAATCGTAGTAAGCTTTTCTCCGTTCTGCTTGCGGTCTAACATCTTCTGAATATTATGCAAGCAATCCTTAAGCGGTTCTGGACCAGGCGCCTTACCACCTGACGTAATTAGTGCAGCGCCCTTTGGACGAATATCACTAAAATCAAATACGGGGAGTGCCTTTCCGCGCATATATGCTGACATAAGAACCTTGACCGCATCAGCCCATCCCTCGATGCTATCTCCGATAAGATAACGCCGCGACTTAGTTGGCTTATTAATTTCCGGAAGCTTCTCTACGTGATGACGTTGAACAGAATATCCTACGCCAGTACCTGAAAGCAGCAAGAACATTACTTCAGAAAATGCATCTGTGTGTTCAATAGGAAGAAAACAGCAATTGTATAGTCGTGCATTGTTAATAGAAATCGGTTTGCCAGCAAATTGTAGAGAACGCATTGATGGAAGAATTTTCTTATCATATACAAACTTATACGCAGACTCAATCTCATTTGATAGATTTGGGTATCGTTCGAGATGCATCTGTTTATTACGATCAATTAACTCTTGCCAGTTTTCACGACGATTTTTTTCTGCATTAAATTTAGCATACTTCATAAAAACTGTAATATCACTCAAAATCTTTCCTGAAAGTTCCATTCTTCTGCTCCAAAAAGTACTGTATAAGTTTGATGTTGTGGTATGGAAAAATAAATATAACGCTACTAGTCTAAAATGTCATCGTCTGTGTCCATATTTCGCAGACGATCTGCCAAGGTTTTCTTCATCAAGCTTTCGCTACTTTGCATCTGCTTCTTCAGAATAATACCATGTGTAGAATTTTCATCATAAATTTCAATTTTACCAATAGAAGTATTCATAAAAACAGGTAATGTTTGACCATCTGCACCAAATCTGTTTTTAATAATATGTGCTCTACCAGTATGATTTTGCTTGTCTTCAAGCTTTCTGCTCAAAGAAATTACTACGTCGGCAGTCATAATTTTACTATATGATTCTGCAATCTTATCCGCTTGAATTACTTCATCTTGGATACTTGAACGCTGGGTTTGTGAAGCGGTCCAGCAAGGAATTTTATATTCCCCCGCAACTCCACGTAGTTCTTCATAAATAGCTCCGAGTTCTTGGTAACGAGCATCAGATTTTTCTATAGAACGTAGTAGATCGGCATAGTCAACCAAAATAATATCAGGTTTAAATCCCGTAGAAATAATTTGTTGTAAGTGTGCACCGATAGTATTGCAGTTCGCAGACTTCGTTGGATAATATTTAATAATAATTTCACCAGTTACGGAGTCTACCATCTCACGAACTTTGTCTGGATGTTCAGGAATTCTTCCAGGTTCGATTCCGGTAAAAATTGTATCATAGCGAGTTCCAACATAATTTTCTTGCAACTCTAGTGTGTAATGAACAACTTTCTTTCCGTTGCGAAGTGCGTTGGCACCAATAGTTGCAAGTGCCCAACTCTTACCGATACCAGATGGCGCGGCAATAACACCTAGTTCACCTTCCGCCAATCCTCCGTTTAGCAATACATCAATTGCACCCCACCCAGTGGCAACTGCATTTCGAGTTGACTTTGCTAGACGAACATCGATATCAGTTTTCCAATTATGCCCAATGTTCTTTGGTTGACCGGCGCGTAGTGCAGTATCTACTAATCCTTTAATTGCATCGTATTCTCCAACCTGTAGCAAATCTACTGACTTGATGATTGCGGATTTCAGTGTTTGATTCTTTGCAAAATCAAGCAAGCTATTTTTTACATACTCAAGATCTGTATCCTTAAGACTTTGATATACATTTCGGAGTTGTTCTTTAATAGCAGTTCGCATAACATCATCAGTGACCGATTGAAGTTCTACTTTGAAAACTTCAAGCGTTGGTAGCTGACGATACTTTGTAAAGTATACTAGAGACTGCTTAACAATCCATCGCCCAGCATCAGTCTCAAAGAAGTTTGGATTGATGATATCGATTGATTGATTTAGAAAATCTGGCTTTTGCAAAATTGTTGCAATGGCTTTTGTTTGGAATGTTGGACCAAACCTTGCAAGATTATCTACATTTGTTTCGTAATTGTTATTTGTTTCCATAGAACCGTTGTAATGGTAGAAATGAGAATGCAAGCCATTCGTCATAATTAGAGAAGCTATCCATAATTCTAGCACGAACCATAGCTTTTGTCAAGTCAGATTTGTTGACGGTTGTTGGTTCAGATTTAAAGATAGATAAGATATTAAGTTTAATATCGCCAGACATTTGCTGTTGCCGCAAATCCATAAGTTTTAAATTTCTATCAATGATATCTTGATTACTCAAAATACTTTCAATTAACTTTGGCTTCTTTTTTACATCACTGTATTTATTTTCTATAAACTTAACATCCACCGCAGCAGAAGATCCCGATAATTCTGGAATTAACTTGTGTAATGTTTTTTCTCCTGCGCCTCTAATACCATTAATGTTATCACTTTTATCGCCCATCAATGCTCTATAAAAAACAAAATTATTTGGATGGGTAAAATATTGTTCTTGTACAGTTTCCGCAGTAAACGTTTTCTTTTTTACTGGATTATATACTTTAATATTATCTCCGACTAATTGTAAGAAATCTTTATCGGTAGAATATATAATTGCATCGTTGTTAGTGTTTGCAACGTGTAATGCAATGTATGCCATAATATCATCTGCTTCTACACTATCAATTTGAATGGTAGTAATAGGAAGATGCTCTAAAATTTGCATGAGCGAAACTAACTGAAATTTCATATTTTCCAGTTCTTGTTGCTCGCTTGCAAAGTCTTGTGGTCTGTTCAGTCGGGTGAATACTTTTCGTTGTGATTTGTATTCTGGGTATATGTGGCGTCGGCGTTGTGATCCTCCCTTGCCGTCGAATACCACAATAACTCTAGTAGGTTTAAAATTTCGAATGGTAAACGCAAGCGATTTTAAAAACCCCGCCGTGCCACCGATATGATTACCATTTTCATCCATAGATGGAATAGCAGAGTAATTGCGTAAGAAGGTATTTAATCCATCTACAATTAATACTCTGCTATTAAAGTGCATGCCTTCTTGTTTAACATCAAACTCCATATCATTAAAGAGTTTTTGTAAATCAGTAACCATATTTAAATTTCCATTGTTTGTTTGTTAGCTAGCACTCTCCAACCAACTGGCAATATACAATTTTCCGGTGCATTCTTAAACATAGGAGCAACATCGTGGTCTTCATATCCCGCAAGCCCACATCCAATTCTAGTCACTTCGAATTTCATTTCTGGATTTAATATTGCAAATTTAATAAATACATCTACATATTGTTTAATTTTATGAAGTGGCAGTGTATTTATTTCTTCATCTTTGGTGGGAATTGCATAACTATTTCCCTGTAATCCCATGCCTTGCCCATAGATGGCACCGTGGTTCCGGTAAGCAGTGAGAGCGGCACCCTTTCCGTGCCGCCCCGCTAGATTGCTTCCGAAAACAAAAACCTTTTTATTGTTCATAATAAAACCTTTAGTCTTCAGTTACAGAATCTTCTCTCTGAAAAAGATCAAAATCCTTGTCGTTTGTCTTATACTTCATAATTACTGCTTCGCAAATTCTATGATAGATTCGCTCCTTGCGTTCGGCATCCTCTTCGACAAATGCCATAAAATCCTTTGATTGGAATTTAGATTCTGTGCCATTATCATCGTATACATACCAAGCGCCTGATTGCTTAATAAGTCCATTCTCTTTCATTACAGAAAGCCACGATGGATAATCATCAATTCCGCGATCAAAGTATACATCAAATTCAGCTTCGCGCTGCGGCGGTCCCAATCGGTTCTTAATGATTTTAGCTTTTACCGTGGTGCCAATAACTTCGCCATCTTTATCTTTAATGTTTCCTACATTTGAAAGACGAAGGCGAGTTGATGCGTGGAATGCAATTCCTTTACCACCCGAAGTAGTCCACGGATCTGAGAATGCAGGGGCATTAAGCTTCTGGCGAAGCTGATTAGTAAATACTAATGCAATTCGCTGACGACCAAGAATTTCAGTAATCTTACGCATTGCTTTACTAATAATAATAGCCTTGTCAGTAGCGTAACCATCCTTCTCAAAGTCCGCGAGGATTTCCTTCTTAGTTGACGCGCCTGCTACAGAGTCAACTACGATAGTTACTAGCTTCTTCTTATCTTCTGGAACCGATCGTACCTTTTCAATGATATGCACGATGGAGTCGAAAATTTCTTCTAGGCAGTTTGTGTTTACAACAAACAACTTGGTTAGATCAACGCCTTGTGCTTTTAGAAATTCTCTATTGGTCGCGGTTTCGGTATCAATCAAAACACCAAACCCACCCTTCAATTGTGTGTGCTTAATAAGAGAAGCGCCTAGCAAACTCTTACCGCTCCCTTCCAAACCAGTTAGTTCAGTGATTCTGCCCACAGCAATACCACCATTTGGTCTATTTGAAATAGCCAAATCTAAAATAGTATTTCCAGTGGAAATGAAATCATCCAAATCCATTGGGGTTTCTTCCGACCCGTCTAGAAAAAATGCAATCTTATCTCCCTTAGACTTAAATAAAGTATTTAAACTAGCAGCAATAGTTTCTGCTAGTTCATCTCTATCGGGAGTAGTTACATTTTTCTTTTTTGTTTCTTTTACCATAACTTAGCCTCTTAGTGGAAATAATGGATTACAGGAATATTTCATCCTGTAATCCATTAGTTTTAAATTAATTAATCAAACAGTTCGTCAAATTGGTCCATGACCTCTGACTTATTAGGCTTCTTTGTTGTAGCGGTTGCACTAGGAGTATCTTCATCCTCCGAAGCAGATGCACTAGCCTTTGGCGATGCAGACGTTGCATCAGGATCCAAATACTTCTCTAGTGCGAGCTTAAGCTCTGCATACGTGGGTTCCGTGTAAATTTCATTTACGTTTGGCTGTTCGCTAAGGAACTTCTTAGCCAATGCCACATCCGTAGATAGCGGAGTCTGTGAAGGCTTATACATAACCGTAGTCTTTGCAAAGCTAGTATCAGACTTCTCTTGTGGAACGTAGGTGACCACTAGGTCACGACCGTTCTTGATATCCGTGATATCACCAATTTCCTCATCGCTGATGAACTCAAGGAGTTGCTTGAATACGGTCTTTCCAAACGACCAGAATCGAACTCCCTTATCTTCCTCACCCCGAACGATTACAGGAACGAGAGTGCGGGGCTTGGGGCGGAAGGGACGTGCCTGTGCGTAATCTTCCTTAGTACCACCCGACGCAATTTCATCTGCAAACTCTGCAATGGGATCACGGTTTCCATTTGAAATGGGAGATAGATAGGTCTTGTTTCCTAGATAGTGAAAATAGAGTTCGATGAATGGATTTGATGGGTTATCCTTAAGTGGCACGATGCGAACCGTAGTCTTGCCCTCAGTGGGCTTCCAGAACGATTCAGTATTGGTTCCCGTCTTATTCATCTTATTAAGTTTAGCCTTTAGTGCATTCATATCCAACGCCATAATTATTCTCCTTAGAAATTTTAATAAAGTTAAAAATGTTAAAGTTTTAGTTTGCGCTAGCCGTGCTAACGTCTTTTAAGTATAACCTAATCACAGTTTGATGTCAAGTGTCAATCTTCGATTTTTATAATTTTATGTAGTTTAGTTCTAACTAACTTAATGCTTCCATATGCGGTGACTAAAATGGTATTTTTTAATTCAGACCAATCAATTTTATATGATGTATCCAAATATCCAATTTTACCAATTATAAGCTTATTTATGGCATTTATTGTATAAATTGTATTTGTATGTTTTTTTCTATGAACGGAAATTGTAGAATCTGGAATGTTCCCTCTGGGGGTTACGGAAGCATCTATATTATATGTTAATATTAATTGATTCGCATCCTCTACATTTTCTAAAACGTATATAGAATTAAATACTAAATTGTATGCAGACTTAATATGATTTATTGTGGAATCCAATTGATCGGCGTCACAAAAGGTGCATAGTAACTGTGATTGGTTCATATCTAATACCAAGTAAAAAGTTCAACCTAATGAGCTTTAAATAAATATTAGATTATTGAGTCAAAGGATTATATTTTATTTATATATCCAGTAGATTATCATAGTTGCTGCCCATAGATAACGTGATTGGAAATGTTGCTGTGTCAATGGACTTATAAATAATTTCCTTCACAATCTCCAACTCAGATATCTCCACATCAAACAACACAGAATCATATGTGTAGAGTGTAGCTTTGGATTGAATACCCTTTAGATTTTCCATAAGAGTATGCAGCATTTTGTATGTTGTTTCTGCCTCAAGAGATTGAACGTAGTAATTGAATACCTTGTGCAATCCCCCGTCAATTTCCGTAATAAGCCTTCCTGACAGCGTTTGTAGTCTACGATGGGATTTGTATTCTTTGGTAATAGTGGTGATATGTTTGTGAATGTTCCTCAATAGAACTGGCATATCATCCGTGGGTGTAACATTTCCATATAGGAACTGAAAGGTCATCTTCTTTCCTTCTTCGTATTGCTCCGACGTTAATTCAGATGTACCGAAGTATTCGTTTGCCAATACCTCGTGCAATGAATTAGAAGGTAATTTCATGCCCATTGCATTAGCAAGAAGTCGTAGGTGATATGCATCAAAATCTAGTTGCAGCAATACTCCAGAGCTACCAAATCTAGATTCAAATACCTCACGAGAACCATCCGACTTGTTCAATGCGGCATAGTTAATTCCTTTATATGCGTTACTGGGTCTGCTGGTAAGTGTAAATGGATTGTAATTGGTATGCACCAGATCCTTATGAACGTTATGAATCTTATCGGGGAATGATGCTTCAAATTTAGTGGAATTCACATATAATCCATTCCGCTCGATAGATGCCAAAGACGGAATCACCACCGTATCAAAGAACGCGAACGCAGAAGTCTCCAGTGGCATATCTTCCATAAGTTCCTTACAGAAGTTATTTAAAACCGTATACCAATTCGATAGTGGAATAATATTATTGATTCGGATGGTCTTGTTTAATACCTTGAAATCCGAGAAGGTTTGAAAGAAATTATTAGTCCAAATATCATAATGCTTTGAGATATCCGGTAGTGGCTTACCCGCAGTATACCATAGAGAATAGATATCCTTTAATTTTACCGCATCGCCAAACAGATGGGTGGCTTCCTTCTTGTTGACCACATACCCAATCTTTGGAAGTACAATATCATATTTCACAAGTGTGTCGGTGTGTGTTACGCCTAGAATGTAAGATTCACCCGTATCAAAATAATAATATACAAAGGAAATTTTGTTGATGCTAGGGTGTGTGGAAGTGCTTGCTGGCACAAATACTACTATGCCAACCTCCGTATCGCACTTTTGAATTAAAGTATTATAATCCGTTATGGAATTTACAATCATGTCCCCTGCCAGAATTCGGTATAGTTGGTAATATACCGTCTTAGCCCTGGCATTGTCAAGTCTGCGTATTCAATTGCTTTTCTATTTTCGGTTTGTGTTCCGAATCCAATGATATACCCGTTCGCTATAACTTTATCTTCTACTTTTTTAGGGATTGAGTTAAACTGTTGCGGGGTAACTACTTTACGTTGTCCTGTTTGTTCTACTATTATAATTTCTCTATTCCCGCAACAATCTGGATTTACTACGAAGTCATATAGCTTACCCTTAATCTTCCAGACTACTTTAATTGTTTGATATAGCGGATTCTTCTTAATATTTTTATATGATGGCTCATTGACTTCTGTTATCGTAATACTGGATGCCGGTACGTATCTGGCAAAATATCTAGTAATAAATCCATCGGTTAAATTATCTTCCGTCAATACTGGAACATATGGTTTCACGCCTAATGTATATTTTACAAAATCTTTTTCTTTTTTTACCAAAGAATATAAATCGTTAATATTTTCTGACATATTATATATCCCGTAGTTGATCGACAATTTTTGGTGGGAGTGGCATGAATCTACACCGCACAGTAGTAATCCACCCATCCCCAGAAGATATCTTATCGGTAATTCCCATAATTTGCCATGCACCGCGACTTTCAAATAAACGTCTCGGCAATCTTCCCAATCTAACTAATTCACCAACTCGTATGCCGGATATTCCTGGCATCACCAAATTTGCTTCCAAAGGATTCAGTGAATACTTTAAATTATTGTTTACTGTATATGCTTCAACTTCTTTTGGTTCTCTGAGAAATTGTCTAGTCATTAATTGAGGAGCAAATTCGATTAAAGTAAATATAGGACGCAAATGTGGAAATCTATTTGCCGCGATTTGTGCTTGTGCTCCTGGACTAATCACATTTGAAATTGTTGCCACATCGGATGATAATGCATTTATTTGTTTATCTATTTCCGCCGGATTACTACTTCCACTCCGTTGTGCTTCGAGTTGGGCAATCTGATTTTTCTTATAAGTAATTTGTGCTTCGTTCTGTGCTCTGCTTTGCCTTTCTGCCGTGTCTTGCACAGGATTCAACGATACCTGTGTAGCTTGAGTTGCCTGTCCTTCGATAACTCTACCGGCAGTAGTACTAGTTGCCCCTGCTTGCTGTGCCGCTGCACCAGCCGTCCCGCCTACAGTTCTTGTTTGGTTTTGTGCCTGTATACTTTTTCTAACAATATCTATGTCGATTAGAGATAAATCTCCATCGTTTGTTGGTTGGAATAAAGTTTGCATACTAGAATCATATCCACCCGCAACAACTCCTCTGGAGCCATTAACTGATGGTCTACTGAATGCTAGTTGTGTCATTAAAAGTGGAGGAGTATTTAATGCGACAGTAAAATCTATTAATTCACTTCCAACTTGATTTTGTGAAGAGTAAAACTTATTAAATTTATAGATTGCATTATTTCTAAGATTATCAACGGTCCCTCTATATTTTCTGTCAATTACAATATAATTGTCTATTGGATCTGTTGTCCCATGCTTGTATTCTTCTTTTTCAAAGTCCAACGTAAGTTCCCAATAATTGCACACAGAATTATTTATTCTATTCAATAGATTTGCAATTCCATCGTGAATAGTATTTCCACTTAGCATAGATTGTCTAACCGCTGCTGCATTTAACCACAATCCTCTAGATAGCAATCCTCTGTCATGCGTGTCATTTTCTGCAATGGAACCAAATTTTGCAAACTCTGATGGATTGTTATCTGCGGTTCTTGACAGATATTGATCTCCTAGTGCGGCTTTCCATGGAGAAGTTCCGTTTCTAATGGCTGATTCCGCAGCGGCATTATGTATGACACAAACAGATGGATCGGTTGATCGTAGGTATGTGTGACACCCGACGAACGGTTCGTCAGGATCGGGGTCATTAAGAGATAGTGGGTTTACCAATCGTATTTGATCGAGTTCTGCACCAGATGAAATTCCCGCATCTTTGAATAATTTTTTTATTCCTACATTTGGATCATTCAATACTATGTTAATAAAAAACTTCCAACTAATAAATAAAGCATCACCATTTTCTTCTAACTGAGATAAAAATGTTGGTGAATTATCTTGCTCTTCTTTTAATTTTTGTTGTGCTTCTGGACTGTCTAATGGGCTTTCTGTGGGTTTAACTGCACCAACGGCAACTGTTCTGGCGATTTTTATAACGTGCTTCGCCCAATCCCCTCCTGCCAAAGAAGGTCTATTACACAAAACATCATAAAATGAGTTTGGTTTAAAATATTCAGATACAGAACCGCCTGCAGCAACGGCAGTGGTATCCTCTTCAGGAACTACTGCTGAAACTGTTTCATATATTGAATATGCAAAGTTTTGCTCGCCTGGTCCTATTAATTTAATTGTCAGTATAAACTCACCTGTCTGCGACATTTTAGCTTCAAATGAAGATAACTTCCCAACAATGAAACAATATTTGCCATTGGATGGATATGCATAATCTTGAAATATTTCTAATGTCGCAGGACCAAATCCATTGTTTTTCATTAATATTTTGTTGATTTTCTCTAGATCATGCCACGGCAAAGTTTTTAATGTATTTGTATTCTTTGCAGGTGCGCCGTTAGTCAACTCACGGATGGTGGTGGAACTCAGAGATCCCCATTCCAAAATCATCGTCACACCAGGAACGAAAAATATATCAGCTAATGCTTCAAATTGTGTTAGAGTTGGTATAACTACTTCAATTTGAGCAGAATTTATTTGACCATTGTTCTTTCGATCAATATCAATCGATGTAATTCCAGGAGGAGGTGCAATTAAATTTTCAGTTGCTTGTTCTCCTGTTAATATATTATGTCCCGCTCTAACATATTCAGATACAGTTCCGCCATTTTGACCGGGACGCATAATAGTTCCTATAATTGGACCTATACCACCATCGGTTGGATTTAAAATATTATAGATTGAATCAAATGGATTATTATAATTAGTTAATCTGTTTCCATCACCTTCTGTTAATGTACCCACATCAAGTGGAGTACCAATAACTCCACCGACTCCGTTTGCCACTACTAATTGATTATGATTTTGTGTAGCATGAATCCCAACGGAAAAATACTTTCCCGATTTAGTAATTCTATTTTTTGTTCTTATACCTACATCAGATCCTAATTCAATAGCAGAGGTTAGTCTAACGAATGGAAACAACGTTTCTAATGACGCTCCTGACGTAGCTCTGGTTCTCAACTCATCAGTGATCGATGGATTTATTAATTTAATTGCATATGCGCCCAACTCATGTGGGTTTCTATCAGATAACTTTGGCATTATATATCTAATCTAGGTATTAGTAATTTTGTTCCTGGTTTAACTGTTATGGTTCCGTTTACTAAAGAATTTGCTTTTGCAATAACCCACCATAACATTGCATTATTATAATATCTATATGCCAACGAATCCAATCTATCATTTTCCCCAGCGTAATGCGTTATGGAAAATGTGGAATCAACTTGTATGGTCGTGGGCATTACTGTAGATAAATACCGCTTTCCTAATTCAGTATTTAATATTTGCAAATCGGTAGTATATCTATTCATTTTAGAATCTCTCCATTACTGCGTGGAATGGTGATCTATGGAATACCGTTCCCTTTTCTAGTATTGCAAAGTTAACTGATACGTTTGCTCCCATAGGTAATTGATATTCCCATCCAACCGATGCACGGTCTCCTTTACCTTCTCCACGAATTTCCCATGAATATGGATATTCTATATTTAAGCTTTTAAAATATCCAGGCTGTCTAATGAATAAATCGCCAATTGTAATGTATGCAATAGGAGGTTGTAGTAACCCATGCAATGCATTCGTAGGAAATAGAGAACCAATTAAAAAGTTTAATCGAGAGTGCGTAGCCAACAATTCTTCCTGTGACATAGCTATTAATTGCAAAGTAAACGATAAATCACGTTTTGCGCCACCGTATGTAACAAATCGCTCGGTTCTTCCAATATAATCTTTTTCTGAGAATTGGCTATTAACTGTTTCTTTGATGTCTCTTATAAATGATCTAAATTGAACATCATATTCCCCAACTTTAAATCTAGTAATAACATAATCGTCTCTACCAGAATTGTCCGCTAATGCTTGGTATACGTCTGATAATTTTTCATTTGGTGGTAACTTATTATTTGCTCTTACGGATGCACCAACTTCACCTGTTCCTAATTGATTTGTATCTCTTCTAATGAACGGAACTGGGTCATTAAAAGCATCAAGTTTTGTTCCATAATTTAATGCGTCTAATATAGCAGCAGTATTATCAAATTGAGAGTCGTATTCGGTTAGATCGGAATTATCTGGAGAATTTAAATCTATTTTATTTAGTGTACGAATACCGCCGCCAAAGAACATATTATGTTCTCCGGTGAAATCTGCTGAGTATCCATATTGACTCTCTAGTGATCCTTCAATTCCACTATATGCACCAGTTCGTAATGTAAATGTATTTTCTCTTGTGCCATATGTTAATGGGAATGTAGATTTTAAATATAACTCTGCTAGCCCACCACTTTTAGTTGCACCGGTGCTTAATTTAACGGCATCTCTTACAGCGGATACAGGAGATTTTAATTTCTTAAATATATTCTTAGAAAAGAAATTCGAAGTTATTCTATTCGCACCATTTTTATTCATACCTCGATAGTTGTTTTCATTTGTTAAAAATCCACCGAGATTTTTAATAGTTTCTGCTTGAACTTTTCCAACCAATTCTTTGCTAGGTCCACCATCCTGTCCAAGCACAGTAACAGGTAATAATTGTCTTCTAAAATGAAAGAACGGTGCGGCGTTTCCAATTATAAACGCAGGATTAATAACTCTAGTAATTCCAAATGTGTTTCCAGTTTGCAGTAATGCTTGTGTTGCAAGAAACAATAATCCCTTACCGCTTGCTTGAAATTGAGCCAATCGCTTTACATCATCTATTGTGCTTAATAGTGGTACTGATCTACCTTCTACATTTTTTAATAAAGAAGTATTCTTACCAACATTTCCTTTGGTTAACTTAGTCCAATTATATTGAACGTCACTAGGATTAAAAAATACTTTCTGGGTATTGTATAACCAATCGACAGTTCCATCATATCGTTCTTTTATATTTTTATATGTTACAGTAGTCTTCTCACCTGGTGTGGTTGGTGGATTATAATTGGGTGGTTCATAAATACTTTCTACTGTTGCATTATATCTATCGATTAGTTTCTTAAATGCCATTGGTGGTCACCATATTAAATTATCTAGAAGCGCCGTTTACTGCCGCAACATTTCTAGCTCTCATTGTTCCTGTTCCTACTTTATTACCATCTAGATTTACATCAAATGATATGTTATTAAGTCTGTTTGCGACTTCATTCATACGTTGATTGGTAACATTTAATGTATTAATTAATCTTGCCAAGTTCTCTGTTATTGCCGCTTGGTTTGTATTAATATTAGTTGCCGCATCAGTTGCTGTTGTGCCGCCTGGAGTTGATGATGTAGTTGGTGCGGCTGTAGGAGTTGCTAATGTTGCGGTAGCTGGTGGTTTAGGTGCTATACCAAGGGCTGAACCGAGCTTATCTAACAATCCCGAACCTAAATTAGCAAATCCTTGAACCATCGTTGCGGCTGCTAATGCGGTTATACCTCCTGCGGCAGATACTAATGCAGGTCCAATTAATAATATATTACCCACATTAGCTTTGGATAACGTATCTACAAGTTTCGATACAGAATCATATGTGGTGCCTACAACTTTTGCTATCGCATCACCGATTGAAGTAATAATATCGCCCAATCCAGTGAACACGGTTTTAATGGTATTGCCAAAGCTTTCTAACATCTTACCGAATGGTATAAACCCTGGCGATGCAATTTCGAATGCCTTTGCTATTCCCATCAATGCCAACGATACTAACCCTAATGCAGCGGCAAATCCTAATACTCCTATAATTTGTGGTCCTGTCATCAGTGCACCCACCACCCCTAATCCAACACCTATGCCTAATAACGCCGCACCAGCCATTCCAAGTTGTTCCCACTTGACGCCACTGAATGATTTTAATGCAGTACCAAGTAATAGAACGCTACCCGATACAATTGCCATAGCAAGTGCACCCTTAATTAAATTAGCTGTAGGAATTTTACTTAGCGCAAATACACCAGCAGTTAATCCCGCTAGCCCAGCACCCGCCATTGCAAGCTGCTCCCATTCAACTCCCTTATATTCTTGCAGTGCCTTTCCTAGCACATACAATGATGCCGCTACAATTAACATCGCCGCTGCACCTTTCAATACATCATTCATAGAAAATCTACTTACTTGGCTAGCAGTTGATCCCATTCCTCCAGTATTACCACTTGGCGTTTGTGGAGTTGCAGTACCACCGGGAACCGGGCTAGGACCACCACCAGGTGTTCTTGGTGTACCCTGTGGACCACCGAGCGGTTCGCGTCCCTTTCCGAACCCAAATTCTCCTGCCTTTTCCGCAAATGAACGTGCACCTCGAAGCGTTACATAAGCGCCTAATATGAAAGCCAATGTCTTGACGGTCTTATCAAAAAACACCACCGCCTTTTCGAACATTATCTCACCTGGCGTTGGACCTTGAACCGCTGCTTTATCTAATACTTGAGTTACGGATCGAGCAGTTTCAGGAGCTTTTTGAATCTTAAGGATTTCTGATAATGGCTGTTTCATTGCGGTTTCTAATTGAATTCTCACCGCACGATTCATATTATTAGGATCGATATTTAACCGTTGGAATTCACTTTGCAATGCATTCTTTAAGTCTTCGGTATTACCAGATAATGATGCTTCCGTTAACTTTTGAATATCAAAATCTATTCCCATCGCCGCAAGTGCGGTGAAGTCTGTTAGCGTTCCTTCGAAATCGGATACTAATCTATCACCGAAGCCTTCAATACCTTGTAAACTATATCCAGCTTTCTGTGCTTCAATAGCTGCTCTTGTTAATCCTGCGGCAAACCTATCGCCATTTCTAGCTAAGATTTCTGAATTTTCCGCAATAAATTTAGCCGCATCATTACCTTTAAGTCCTGACGCAATAAATGTGGATGCTATTGTTTTTAGTTTATCTTGTGCCTTTCCAATACTACCTGTGATGCCTGCTAATGGACGAAGTGCCGCAACATATTGTTCGGGTGCAATGTTCAACATCTTAGCAGCCGTCATAAACGCACCGGCTGCTGAAGTGGAAAGTATACCACCAAATGCACTTCCAAATGATTCTTGCATTTTCTTAATATCTTCTGTGGGCAAGAATACATTTTTGCTAAACATAGATTTAATGCTAGTAACGAATCGTTCACTTATAATACGTAAACTAGATCCATAACTTGTCCCTAGCTGCTTCATATTATCTCGCAATAATTTATCGAACGCAGCTATTGTATTTGCGAATCTATCGAGTACACCAGCTATTGTCCCTAATAATGATGTTAGAGCTTTACTCTTTCGTTCGTTTTCTCTTTCGATCTGTTCTGCTTGTTTTTTTGCATCCGCTGCTTGTTTTTTTGCATCCGCTTCACGTTTAGCATTAATTTGCTCATCCATTTGGATTGCTTGGGCTTGCAAATTTTGAAGATTAGTTTTCGCGGCTTCTTTATATGCACCGTCTAATATGTTAGCATTTTCTTTCAAACGATTCTTTGACTCGTTCAGCCCATTCAGTAATGATTCCGCAGCCGTTTTTTGTTCACCGGATAGTGTAGTAATATCTCCGAAATTAGCAATTTGCCCTTCTAATTCCGCCACCGATGATTGCAATGCATCGCGTTCATTATCAATTAAAACCATTGTTTCTGAACGATCATCTACATTTGCTCGTTTTGTTGATACTGCCGATTCTCTTTCTACTCTACCAAGCAGTGATGCGGTGGTTCTATTGGATGCATCAACTTGAGCTTTTGCCGCTCCCGCTAATTTATTTAAATAATCCGTATAAGATTTGGTTGCTTCTTCGTTATTGGTATACGTTGTAGATAAGTTTTTCGCATCTTCTACAAGTTGTTTATGTGATTCGGTAGCAGTTTGTAATTCCTTTTCTAACAAAGCTGCTTCCGATGCCATTGATGCCATAACAGAAGCTTCTTGCTGACGCAAATCTTTAATTTCTCGCTTAATAGCACCTTTTGTTCCTGGTTCTGCCTTTTCCTTACTTGCTTGTAATTCTGCAATTCTAGTACGTATTGGATCTAACATACCCACTTGCATTGCTTCTTTCTTCTTAGCAGCAAGTTCCGATTGCTTTTGCAATTCCGTAGCACTATTTGTAGCGGCGGCGTTAGCTTGTATAGCAGCCGCCTGAGATTTAGCAGCAGCACTTACTAAATTAACGTATCCAATCTGAGACAGTTTGGCTTGTGATAACTTTGAATCTGCTATCATTAGCCCACGCAAAGAATCTGTAGCAGAAGCGAACTCAGACGAGAGTACTTCAACTCTAGCCTTAGTTCGCTCTATCTTTGAATTTAAATCTTTTATATTATTAGATAATTTTGCAAACGACTCAATATCTTCTGGGGCAAAATCCATTTACAGTCTCATTTAAACATTATCGTTTATATCCTTTTTCCATAGCCTTTTTTTCTTGTTCTACTGCATCAATAAATTGTTGCAAATAAAAGTTTCTCAAGTATACTGGCATTTGATATACATCATTAAAATTGAATCCACCTTTACCATAATAGACTATTGAAAAAATATTTTGATGTAACGACTTTTTATACTGCGGAGTCAGGCCAAAAAAAGTTGACGCCAATTGGCAACCTCGTTTTACTAGACGTTGAACAAGACTCACAAATCAAATCAAACTCAAAATCAATATTTGGCATTGCTCTGCTATACTCTTGACGAAGAAACTTTGCATCTTTTACTAATAAGTTCTCTACGAAAGTAGAAATTTTGAACTTATCTGTATCTCCATTCACCGAAGTTACAATCCAGCGTAAGAATGTGGTGTTATCTTTACCCATATCTTTGTTTAGCTTTTTCATACCCTCGATTTCAGCTTGCATTTTCTTTTCATCGCCGCGAGTTAAAATCTTAAAAGTTACGATACTCTTACTAGCTGGTAATTGTAATTCAAACTCACCATTATCATTACGTTTAATGTCAGTAGCTCCTTCGCTTTCTCCTAAATCGCTTAAATCAAAATCAATTTCCTGTTCCGTATTACATTTATTACATGTAACTTTGACGTTATAATCTTTTCCATACCCTAAAATACGCGCAGCAACCATTACTGCATTTAAATCGCCGGTTAATACATCATCCGGTTTTACACCTTTACTGACGATTAAACTTTCGAATAATCTATCCAAAACAATTCCTTTTTGAATAAGATTTGTGGAAGTTAAAATATCTTCTTCCTTAGCTGTCATAAATTTAAGCTCAATCTTACCACTTCTTAAAGGACTATTTTCTGGGTATAATTTACCTTTGCTGGGTAAATCAATGGTTTCTGTGGGAAACAACTTTTGTTCTGACATAGTAACTCCTTAAACTGTTATGTTATATAGTATAAATATCATTCTACAACGTTTTCTGCCGCAAAAAGCTCATTATACGCACTATTAATCTTAACCACAAATTCTTTGAAAAATGATTTATTAGTGTTTAATTGCAGCGACTGTCCATCAACAATCATACTAGCTATTTCTTGCTTCTCGCGCAGAATATCCCGCATATATTCGTCTATTGTACCTTCGCAGATCATATAATATATTTGAACCTTGTTGGTCTGTCCGATTCTATGCGTTCTATCTTCTGCCTGTTCGTGGTTAGCTGGAACCCAATCCATATCCAAAAACACCACCGTATCCATTACATGTTGCAATCCATCGATGCCCATACCGGCGGCTTTTAGTGAAAACAATCCAATCTTTGCCTTGCCAGAAGTTAATGCATCAATACTAGCTTGCCGCTTATCTTTATTCATTTCGCCCGTTAATATCACAGATTGATCTTTGTAATGTTCTAACAGCTTTTTTAACGGAGCAATATAACAACTAAAAATAAGAATTGGTCGGTCGTTATCTAAAAATTCATCGATAAGTTCTATAACCCGTGGCAATTTCTTATCGATTAGAAATCCCTGTAGCTTGGGCATATGTTGAACGGATGGCTTACCTTCTAGCTTCCATTTACCAAACATTTCCTTCAACAACTCTCCGTATGTTCTATTCTCTTCTTTGTTTAGTTCAACATACAGTTCGTTTCTTTGCTTGGATGGTAGTTCTGTTAATACTTCTTCTTTCTTTCGTCGGATAACTAAATCTTTAGTTCGCTCATGCAAATCTTTTAAATTCTTTGCTGGCTCGCCCTTCCATCCACCATATCGTTGAGTAAAGTGAAAAAAGTTATTGAAGCGTTGATTATCCAAAAAATTTAATAGAGAAAACGCTTCGATGGGGCGAGACATAACAGGGGTTCCTGTTAGGAAGATGCAATATTTGGTTTTAATACCAGGATACTTTCTTCGTTCTTTATATGACCCCAGAATACTTTTTGCCCGAATTGTTTGTCTATTTTTTAAATACGTAGCTTCATCACAGACTAATAAATCAAAATCTTGCTTTCGCAGATCACTAACAACCTTTCCAACGGCATCGTAGTGAACAATATGAAATTGATTACTTAGCTTACCTTCGTATGATTTAGAATCCCATATTGTAGCGTTTTTACCTGTAAACTTTTTAATTTCACGTTTCCAGTTTAAGACTACCGATAACGGACATACAATAATAGTTTTTAAATTATGTAATTGAGCATAGGCAATGGCTTGCATAGTTTTACCCAACCCAGGCGCATCAGCAATTAAACATCGTCCTCCCGCTCTATCAACAAACTGAACGCCAACTTTTTGATAGGGATATGGTTGAATTTTCATGCCGGGGATAGCAAATTCGGTATCGTCTTGTACACGAATTTCATCTAACTCTACACGCCGCTCAGTTAACTTTGCCAATGCTTTAATAACGGCTTCGTCGCATTTAATATTTTCTTTCCCAAATAGTTTAAATACCGCCGGTAGATGTACTATAGGAAATTCCCAATATTTTTCTTCACCATTCCATTTACGTCCATCTATCTCATATTTGAACTTATCTAACAAATCTCTATTGAATGGCATGATTATTGCCGCAGTATTTTTATTCTTAACAAATACTTCTACTTGAGATGATTTAGATTGTTCTGCTTTTGTTGCGGATGCGTATTTTACTTTGGGTAAACTTAATTTACTTATGTCTTTGTTTTGCAAAGCCAACTTAGCGGCAGACCGCCATACTTCAGGAATAGTTTCTGATTTACAGATCCATTCTAAGTATGACGGTGCCGTGTCTAATACATGTTGTAAAGTATATCCCTTATATCTTCCCCAAGTAAATACTATAGAATTATATGAGACAGTAATTTGTATATCCTCGCATTACTCAGAAGCGTCTACCACTTCTTCCTGTTGAGGTTGTTCTTCTTCGAGTTTAACATATTCCATATTTTCATAATCAAGACGCCATCCTGTTTCGGTTGAAATACCTAACAATTTCATTTGCTCTAGGCTTGATTCGGTAACAATCTGTAATAGCTCTGCTTGTTTACGTTGCAGTTCAATATTAACAAATTCGATTACATTTTTTAATGTTGCCGTAACTGGGATTCTTTTTTGCATAATAAATTAACCTCTTTTCTTAAATAATTGTACAGAAACTTCGCTATTTGTCAACAGTTCCGAGCACGGTTCCCAATCTACATCTAAGCCAGTTTGGGCTACTACAGAATCCAATGTAGTTTGTTCCATTATATCGCTTGTAAGATATAGCAATAAATGTGTACCTGACTTTGTTAATCCTGCCTTGAGTGCATCTACATCAGATGGAATATTGTGTTCTAACAATCTACCTGGCATTAGTGCAATTATTCCATATTTTTCTAATTCCCAAGTATTTTGTGCAAATATATCTGCCCACCATACCTTACCAAAATACAGTCTTTCCATCGCAGATTTAAATCTATTTTCTGCTAATTCAACTCCACATGGAAGTGATGCGAGATCATCATTATATTTTTGTGTGATTAACTTATAAAGTTTTTCAACAAATATTCCGTTTCCACATCCAAGATCTAGCACATCGCCGCGTGGTAAATCAATAGAATTTGCTGCCTCTAACATCAACGAATGCGCTAATTCCATAGATTCTTTATTCATGTATCCATTTTCTTCCCACTCTGAATTATCAACTAATGATAATTTAAATGATTTAGATTCTGATACTTTATTCTTCTTGGTCTTAAATGGGAATCTAGCTCCACGAGATCCGTTTTCTGGAAATACATCGCTATGCTTTTCTACTACATATTTGTCTGTGGTGCAATCTCCTCTAGTGAATACTCTGAAGCATGGCGTATATAATTCTACAATTCCATGCATAACTGACCATTCAACAGGCCATTGCTGCATTTGATATATTTCTTCAATTATATCCGTGTGGATAGATTGATGTCTAAATTCATACACTTCCCGTGCCATTTGCAAGCTATGTTCACAGTCAAATTTACAAGGTAGGTGTGGAACTAATCTAACACCAACCCATCTCAACATTGTATGTGCTTCGAATGGCATGGTCTTTGGTAACACAATTTTCCAAGTTTCTTCTACGGTAGTATCTGTATTTGGCATCTTTGTCATTCGATTTTGCACTTCCATATCTGGAATGTCTACCGATTGATCAAATGTAGGATCAATTGATTGCTCATCAATCCATCGTTTTACGAACGCATCTACGCAGCACTTAGGATACCCCAACAATTCACCGCATAATCTATCTAATTGTTCTGCGGTCATATTTCTTTCTGCTACACGAATCCATTCGTTTACATCGGATTCGTTTCTAGTAACAGCTACTCGAAATACATATGGATCTCCTTCGGAATATTCCTGAATAGCTCCATAGAATCCTAACGTATTAATTTTATTCTTTCCAATAATAACAGAATATAATTTATGCTTAATAAATAAATCTTCTTTGAATTCATTATAAATTTCAGGAGGACATGTGGTGATAAATGCCCTTCTGTGTCCTGCGATAGTAAGTTCTAAATCTAATTGTCCAGATGTTACCTTTTGAATTTTTGGTAATAGTTCTGAATATTTTGATTTATTGTCAGGACTAGAATACTGAATTCTAGTGAATTCATGCATGTAATTTGGTGTCATTCTAAACATTTTATATCCTCATTTAGTAAACGGATCATCTTCTAAAATTAGAAGAGGATTATCTTTAATTTGTTGTATCATTGGTATTAATCGCTGTTCTATTTGCTTTTCCTTTGTAGTTAATTGCCTATCGGCATAAACCCCAGGGGCAATTTCTTGTCGGTGTTCGTTTTTCTTATTTAAATTAAAAATAGGATCATTTGGATGATTGGAAAGAGGTTCATTTTCAAACCGCCTATTTAATTCTTGGTTTTGAAATGTATGACAATTATCTTTTACAATCTCTGCATCTACTCTGGTTACATTTTGTGATACCGATGCGATTCGTTGTAATGCAACGTCGATAACATCTCGTAAATCTCGCAACACTAACATCAACTCTTTTCTTTCTATATAATCACTCATAACATTTCCTTATTTTTTAAGATGACTTGGACGTTCACCAAAACTCAATCCCTTGTATTTTTTCCAATATTCCATTGCATTCGGGAATGCGGTAAGCTTGCGTTTAATATCTCCATTAGAATCCGAATGATCTAAGTGGTTTGGATTATTCTGCGGATTTGAATTTTTTATTACTTCGATGAAACCAAGATATTCATTAACTGGAACATCATTTTCAATTATAGACAGCGCATCTTTCATGTAAATATTGATCCCTCGTTTCCACATCTCTACCGTAAGTTCTTCAATTTCTTTTCTGCGAGGGTGTAGTGATATTGGCGTTTGTCCATTTTCCACCATAACCTTTTCATATAGAGAAAATAAAACTTTCCAGTGTAAACATTCTACAGTTCTATTTCTAAAATCCGCATCAATTACTGTACCAGGACAGTTTGATTTACATGCAAGGAAAAATCTACAGTCTTTACATCCTCGATGTTCTTGTGGAGTATTGTATAACATTACATATCGTTCCCATCCATGATCATCTGTTTTGATCCAGTCAACACCTTCTTTACTAATTCGCCCACAGTTAGTTTTATTTCCCTGTCCATCAATACCTTGTACAGAATCTGTAGTGAAAATATCACATACGTTAAATATGCATGAGGTGGTGCCATCTAGTCCTGCTAGATTTTTTGATACGTCATCGAACATATCAAACACGATATTTTTTAATTGAGTTGACTGAAATTCCCAGATATCCAATGCAAATTCAACCGCATCTTCGGTTGATACGCCAACGGTTTCTTCAACAGATTTATAATCCATCTGCTGCAAATGCAATCGAATAGATCTTACGCCTAAATCATCCAACCATTTCAACCATTCTTTGAATCGCGTTCTATTCTTTTTTGCTACATTTCCGCGCCACATAGTAATAATAAGACCAGGTGGTCTTCCAAGTTTTGATAGCTTTTCAATATTAGCCATTGTTTTTTTGGTAGATTCTCTAGTTTTTTCTAGAGTTCCAGCCCATCGACTATCGTTAAGATCATCAGGACCGTCACAAGAAATGCCTGGGAATACATTATATTTTCCCATAAGTTCGATGTGTTCGTCTGTCATCAGCACTGCATTTGTTTGCATTCCTGACATACCAAACTTTTCATGTCCCCATTTCCACATGATTTCTAGATCTTTAATATCGGTGAGTAATGCCTCCCCACCAAAAAAATTAAATCGTTGATTGTATGATTCAATCGCCGCAATCATCTTATCTACATCATATGGTTTATTGTTACCAAAGTTTCCACCATCTCTTAGTGGATGTTCATAACAATACGGGCAACTTAAATTACATACAACTCCAACTGGCGTAACTTCAATTGTCATAACTATAATTCCTCTTATGGACCGACGTAAACTGGCTGATCTACGTGCGGGGTTTGGTTAAATAAAGTATTAGCAAACGGCGTCTGGGCAAATGGCGTTTGTGCAAACGGCGTCTGGGCAAATGGTGTTTGTGCAAATGGCGTTTGTGCAAACGGTGTACTTGCAAATGCAGTATTGACGAATCCGGTATTGACGAATCCGGTGTTGACGAATCCGGTATTTGCAAATGGTGTTTGTGCAAAATTTACGAATGGTGTTTGTGCAAAGTTGACGAATGGTGTTTGAGCAAAGTTGACGAATGGTGTTTGAGAAAAATTTGCAAACGGTGTTTGAGCAAATGGAGTTTGTCCAAAGCTTGCAAACGGTGTTTGGGCAAAGTTTGCAAACGGAGTTTGAGCAAAATTGACGAATGGCGTTGATGAAAAACTAACAAAAGGAGTTTGTCCAAAATTAGCAAACGGTGTTTGTGAAAATGGAGTTTGTGCGAAGCTACTAAAAGGAGTAGAACCGAAACTTGAAAATGGTGTTTGTGAAAAACTTGCAAATGGTGTAGAACCAAAACTACCAAATGGGGTTTGTCCAAAGCTTGCAAATGGAGTTGATGAGAAACTCACAAACGGTGTATTTCCAAATGGAGTTTGACCAAACGGAGTTAGTACAAATGGTGTATTTCCAAAGTTTGCAAATCCAGGAGTTGACGCAAAGAACGGTGCGGTATAATCACAGAATCCCATAAAATCAGGTTCAAATGCTTCACAGCCGCTCGGTGAATATGTACCACCACTCGAAAAACTTGAAAACGGGCTTTCTGCATAGTCCTGAAATGCCTGGTTATAAAATCCCGTATTATCAAACGGAGTTTGACCGAATGCGGTATTTCCGAAACTACTACCGAATGCGGTATTTCCGAACGAATTCGTAAATGGAGTATTACCAAATGTACTATTGAATCCTGTATTCCCGAATGAATCACCAAACGGTGTATTACCAAATGTACTGGTAAATGGTGTACTACCGAATGAATTGGTAAATGCTGTAGTTTTTCCTGCGGTATTGCCGAACGTATCAGTAAATGGCGTATTTCCAAACGTACTAGCAAATGGCGTATTTCCAAATGTACTGGTAAATGGTGTACTGCCGAATGTACTGGTAAATGGTGTACTGCCGAATGTATTTGTAAATCCCGTATTGACGAATGCTGTATTTCCAAATGTGCTTGCAAACGGCGTGTTTCCAAACGTACTGGCGAATGGAGTATTACCAAAGGTGCTAGCAAACGGAGTATTTCCAAACGTACTGGTGAACGGAGTTTGTGCGAACGGAGTTTGTCCAAATGGTGTCTGGGCGAATGGTGTCTGAGCGAATGGCGTTTGTGCAAATGGTGTATTTGCAAACGCCGTATTCACGAACCCCGTATTCACGAACCCCGTATTCACGAACCCCGTATTTAAAAATGGAGTTTGGGCAAATGGAGTTTGAGCAAATGCCGTATCAGAATGCCCTTGTTCTTTTGTAGTAGTTGAAGATACCCAATTCAACTTTGAACTTTCTACCCACAATGATCCTGCAATTGCACCTGCGGGTAGTGCACCTAAGCTAGATCTGGGGACTTGACGAATATTTTTTGAAGAATCTACATAATATAAATTAGAGCCATCCACCCACACAGAACCTTCGTTAATAGTGGGTGGATTACTTGGTGCCGCTGATGTTATTGATCCGCTATAATAATATTCATTTCCTGATGCGTCTACAAAGTGAAATTGACTTCCACTCACCCATATAGACCCTGCAAGTTTTGGCATCTAGTTACTCCAATTTAATTTTTACTCTTACAATAAATATTCATATTTCATCGCAAGTCTTTAAAAGATGGCACCTTAATCTTCGTAACGTGGCTATCTTCTTTAATTTCATCAGTATGTGGATGTGTTCCCCGCATGTAATTTTTCTGCCATCCAGTTCCGCGATTTGGATTACTTAAAAATTCTGCTCGGCGGGTTGACCATTCTGTATAATCTGCTTTGAATTGTGGGTCGGAATCTAGTCGCTTTAACTCCACTTCCACATTATTAAACATTTCAAGATCCACAGGGAAAATCTGACAAATCACATCCCCTTCAGTAAATCTTACAGTTCCTGGCTGGGTAAATCGCCAATTCATAGTAAAAGTAAATGGCAACCAATGCGTCTCAACTACCCCAGACAATGGAATAATATTTGGCTTTGGATTATTTGGAGCACCCGATACATACAATCCATATGGATATTCTGTTTTAAAAATATATCCAGTATGCCACGTAATAGTTCCTTCTCCAAAATGACTCTTGGGAAGATATAGTGGTGGTCCTGAAATGTGTTTAAATGTAATATCGCCCAATGCATTTCCTCCATTCCACGTAACATCGAAGGAAGCCATAGATAGAACCTCCCACCCCCATTGATTTGCAATGGAAAGTGGAAGGCATCTATATGGATTTCTTACTAATGCTTCGTTCATCCATTCTCTGGATGGGGAAGCGGGACGCATTACGTGGGGAGTTCCTACTTCATACGCAGTAATTTTCATATATAGAATAACCTCTTAAAATTAAAACTTTATTTAGTATAATACGTTTATGTAAAAATGTCAAGAGTATTATACAAATTGACAATTTGTAAAATCTAATTGCTGCCCTTCAGGACAACTGTTGGTTACGCAGAATCCTGCGGCAGGAACATACGATCCCGCAATACATGCATTTGGTCCTGCTGGTCCTGGGGGTCCTGGGGGTCCTGCTGGTCCTGCTGGTCCTGCCGGTCCTTCTGGACCTTGTGCGCCAATTGGTCCTGGGGGTCCTGCGGGTCCTGGCGTAGTTGATGCTGGTCCTGGGGGTCCTGCTGGTCCTACTGCTCCGCCAGGTGCGTCTGCACCTGCGGGTCCTTGCGGTCCTGGAGGTCCAGGTGGTCCTGCCACTGTGCCTGGGGGTCCTGCTGGTCCTGGTGTAGTTGACGCTGTGCCTGGAGGTCCTGGAGGTCCTGGGGGTCCTGCCGCCCCCGCTGGTCCTGGGGGTCCTGCTAATTGACTTCCTGGAGGTCCTGGAGGTCCTGGAGGTCCCGCTACACCTGCCGGACCTGCAACGGATGCAGGTCCTGGCGGTCCTGGAGGTCCTGCGGTTCCGGGCGATGCTGGTCCCGGTGGTCCTGGGGGTCCTAATGTATTCGATCCTGGAGGTCCTGGAGGTCCTGTGATTGATGCTCCAATCGGTCCCGTTGCACCAAGTGTATTAGGTCCTGGAGGTCCTGGAGGTCCTGCGGTGCCTGCTGTTCCGGCATCTCCTGATGTACCTGTAGTTCCTTGTGGGCCTGTTGTGCCTTGCGGTCCTGCCGGACCAGCAGGACCGAATAAATTAGCCCCAGCAGAACCCGCCACACCGGCTGCTCCTGTAGGACCTCTTTCGCCTTGTGCTCCGGTTGGTCCGGTTATTCCTAGACTACCTTGTGCCCCAGTGGGTCCAGTGGTTCCCAATGTAGAGCTTCCTTGTGTACCTGTAGGTCCTGTGGTTCCTATGATGCCCGTAGGTCCTACTGCTCCTGTTGGGCCTGATATTCCTCTTGGTCCCGTAACTCCAGAGGGTCCAATAATACCCGTTGGGCCTGACGTACCTTGAATTCCTGTTACTCCCGTTATTCCCGTCACACCTGTAGGACCTGTGACGCCGGTTGGGCCTGTAGGACCGAATACTCCAGATGGTCCTGTTATGCCCGTGAGTCCTGGCGGTCCTTGATCTCCACCAGGACCAGTTACACCAGTAGGTCCTTGTATTCCAGTTATGCCCTGTGGTCCTGTTGGGCCTGTTGGGCCTGTAGGTCCTGCCACTCCGGTAACACCTCTTGGGCCTGTTGGTCCTGTGCTTCCAGAGGGACCGCTTGCAGCAAATACAGCACTAGAAGCAGTACCTGCAACGGCTAACGATGCAGATACTACAACTATGCTTTGCGATGCCCATCCAACGGTTCTTGGAAATCCAAACGGAAAATATCTCATATTAATTAAATATCTCTATAAACAAGGTTAACTTCCAGCCGGAGGTCCTGGGGGTCCTGGGGGTCCTGGGGGTCCTGCAGGTCCTTGCGGTCCCGGTGGTCCTGCGGGTCCTACGGGCGATGATCCTTCGGGTCCTGGGGGTCCTGTTACACCTGGTGGTCCTGCGGGTCCTGGAGGCCCTTGCGTACCTGGAGAGCCTGCGGGTCCTGGTGGTCCTGGAGGTCCTGCAGGACCCGCAGGTCCTTGTCCACCGGTTGGTCCTGGCGGTCCTGCGCTACCCGCAGGTCCTTGTGGGCCTGCTGCACCTGCAGGTCCTTGCGGTCCCGGTGGTCCTGGAGGCCCAGAACTATTTGCCCCTGGCGGTCCTGGCGGTCCTACTGGTCCTGCTGGTCCTGGAGGTCCTTGAGCAGGCTGAATTCCTGCAGGCCCTTGTGGGCCTGTTGCACCAACTGGTCCTGGAGGTCCTGCTGGTCCTGGCGGTCCTGCCGTACCTGCTGGTCCTGCTGGTCCTGGTGGTCCTGGTGGGCTTGATGTTCCTATTACTCCCGTTGCACCGGGTGGTCCTGCGGGTCCGGCGGGTCCTTGTGGTCCTGCAGGACCTGCCGATCCCGGAGGTCCCTTTGGTCCTGTGCTACCTTGGCTACCTTGTGATCCTTGTGGACCAGGTGGTCCTGGTGGTGCAGTTCCTGTGGCTGGGGGTCCTGGGGGTCCTGCTGGTCCTGTTGTTCCTTGTGGTCCAGTAGCACCTCTTGGAGATACACCCGTTGCTCCTTGTATACCTTGTGTTCCTGTAGTGCCTTGTGGTCCTGGGGGTCCTGCAGGTCCTTGTATACCTACACTACCTTGCACACTACCAGCCGCTCCGGTAGGTCCTTGATTTCCAGTGATACCAGTAATTCCAGTAGGTCCTTGTATTCCCGCTACGCTACTTGCAGGCCCAGTAGGTCCAGTTGCACCACGAGGTCCAGTAACACCAGTAACACCAGGTATACCAGTAGGACCAGTTACACCCGTTGGTCCAATTGCTCCAGTAGGTCCTAGTGGACCAGTTGGTCCTGTAGTTCCACGCAATCCAGTAATACCAATAAAATTATTAAATCCAATAATACCAGTTGGTCCGGTAGGTCCTGTTGATCCAGATGCTATTGGTCCGGTAGAACCTGTAGGGCCTGTAGGTCCTAAAGTTCCTTGGGGTCCTGTGGGACCTGGGGCATTAAATGAATACGATACATTACCTGTAGCGGCAATTATACTTGCACTTACCGCTACAGATGATGATACCGCATATGATGCCGATGATGGTACGCCCAACGGAAAAAATCTTGTCATTTAATAAATTCCCTAAATATTAAACTGGAGGAGGTGAATCAGGAGGAGGTCCTGGGGGTCCTGGGATAGGAACACACCCGCATGATGCAGCAGGTATAAATGATCCAGGTGGTCCTGCAGGCCCTGCAGGCCCTTGTGGTCCTGGTGGTCCTGTAACCGATCCTGCTGGTCCTGGTGGTCCTGGATTTGCTGGTCCCGGTGGTCCTGCTGGTCCATTTGATCCTGGTGGTCCTGGTGGTCCTGCCGGTCCTACACCACCGTCGTTACCTGGGGGACCTGCAATTCCCGCAGGACCAAATGGACCAGCGGGTCCTGGGGGTCCTGGTGGTCCTACAGGTCCATTTGCTCCTGCAGGTCCTGGTGGTCCGGCGGGGCCTGGTGGTCCGGTAACTGTTCCTGGTGGTCCTACTATATTAGATGGAGATGCTGCCGTTCCTGCTGGTCCTGCTGGTCCTGGAGGTCCTGGAGGTCCTGCGACAATTGTGCCAGCAGGTCCTTGTGGTCCTGGAGGTCCTTGTGGAGACGCACCGGCAGGTCCTGGGGGTCCTGTTAGTGAACTTCCTGGAGGTCCCACGGGTCCTACTGGTCCTGGTGTGGTGTTTGCAGGACCAGTAACACCTGTTATGCCCACACCGGCAGGACCAACAGGTCCTGGGGGACCAGGAGGTCCACTACTTCCAGCACTTCCTTGTGCGCCGGTAGGGCCTGTTGCCCCGATGGGTCCTGGCGGTCCTGCTGTTCCCGGTAGTAATGAACCTATAGTTCCTGCAGGACCAGCAGGACCAGTTACTCCTACTAATCCAGAAATTCCAATTACGCCTGATGGGCCTGTATTACCAATAATTCCTGTAGGTCCCGTGGCACCTGTCAACGATAATCCCACAGGTCCAGTAGGCCCAGTAGCACCGGCACCTCCTTGTGTGCCTGCAGGCCCAGTGACACCTTGTGCACCAGTTGCCCCTACTGCACCGGTTGGTCCTGTTGCGCCTGTTGCGCCTTGTGGGCCTGTTGTGCCGATAATTCCAGAAGGTCCTAATATACCTGTTGGACCTACTATACCCGTTATACCCGTGATTTGTGGTCCGGTAGGTCCTGTAGTTCCTTGTGCACCTGTTACACCCGTTGCCCCCGTTGGTCCTTGAGGTCCAGTGGGTCCTTGAGGTCCAGTGGGTCCGATAATTCCAGTGGCACCTGGTCTGTTTACACCGGTTGGTCCTGAGGCTCCTTGCAATATACCGGTAGCACCAACAGGACCCGTAGGCCCACCACCAGATAACGTACTAGCCGCATAACTACCCGTGATTGCATAGCTTGAGGTAGCAGCGAACGAAGCACTAGTTGCATTTGAAGCGGTACTAAAAAATCCAAACGGAAATAAACGCATAGTTAATCTTCTAATGAATAAATGTCAATTTCAATATTATGTTGTGATGCGGCAGATTCTAAACTGTCAACTATGTAATATATAGTATTTGATACAGGAGTATCCAATAAATTTTGTGAAGTTAATACTGTTTCCACATTTGCCCCAAATGAAATTGGTTGAAACGGAACTTTTATTGATCCGCTTTCCATTAAAAAGTCAACAATCAGTCCACTTCCTGTATTAGGTAATTCCGAAAAACTTCGGGTAATTTCTGATTGTGGTAGTCCTGTAGTCGGTATAGAATACAATCTTACTCTACAGCTTTGACTTGCAATATTTGGGAACGACGATGCACTTAATAATAAGTATGACTTTGGTGCACTGGTCGTGATTTTTGTTGCTCCACTCGATGCAGAAACTATACTTGCACTATTGATATATCGTGATGCGGATGGAAGTGTAGTAGTTTGAATTTTTATAGTTCTTCTATTAGAAATGGAATATTGTGATGTGGGATCCGATTCTAATTCATCTTCCAATAAGAATGTGCTAAATGTAATACTGTTCGCGACATTACCCGGCGTTTCTATCGTATAATAAATTTTATATCCAGGATCTAATGATGCGCCGTATAACATAGGATCAAATCCGAATGCAACATTTCCATTTGCACTAAAACTTACATCGGCAATTAATCCCACATAATCATTAATAGATTTAGTTTCAAATGATCTACTAATTTCCGATATCAAATTTCTACTAGATGAGTTCATATATAAACGAACTCGGCTTGGATATATGGAAGGAGCGGCATTTAATAAAATAAATGTTCTCTTGAAATCCGGTGTTGATCCTGTATAGTATTTGTATCCGGCGGTAGATGTGATAGTTACTGAATTTCTTCCTACAGCAGCGCCGGCTTCTTGATGTTCAATTAATCCCATATATTATGTCGCATATAAGTTAGTGCCCACAGGTACAACTAGTCGATATGATCCACTACCAGAAACTTTACCACCAAAGTTTGTATTACTTCCCGTGACGGTCACCGCAGAAGATCCATATGTGCCCATTACTACACGGTTATCACTGAACACCTCCAATATTGGCAATCCAGAAATATCGTTCACACTCATAAGTGACCCCGATAAACTATCTGTTATACCAAACAAGGTGCCGCTAGAACCATAGAATGCAATACTACCCGATGGTTCAACTTGCAAACGAATAGTATTTGCAGATGACCCACTGAATTGTATACTAGCACTTCCTGGTGTTATAAGAATATTATTGGGCATATATTAATTAATTAAATTTGCTCTCTATAAATATCAATTTCCACAATTAATACAACCAATATCTGTCTCAGAAATCACAAATAATTCTGTATCTGAATTTTGAAATGTATAATTTGTCAATAAATGTCCATATATTTCCGATACATAACTTTTTGCATCATTTATGGTAATTATATTTCTATTTTTAGAACTATCTCGATTAAATACATCTGCCCACGTTCCGGTTAAATCTATATTAACCATCATTAAAATTTTATACATATATTAATTTGCCCAAATAATTAATTTAGAAGCTCTATCTACGGGACATGCACAGCAATGATTGTATGCAGGCGCACCTTCACATCCAGCAAACCATGAAACTACACAACTTTGTTCATAATAATTACTCCATCCACCTACTGCACCGGAACAACCACCACCCGTAGATGTGATCCAATCCGTATATGCCCCCGATGGACCTTGTCTTCTTTTATAGCGTTGCCCCGAACTACTTGATGTGCTATTCCATTGACTTGGATTTTCAAAAATATTAAACATCGTGCTGCTATTACTTAATGATCCGTCAGCCCACACAGTACTATCTGCTTCTGATGTATGAAACCATTGAGTTCGTGTGGTTTTTGCACCAATATTTAATATAGTTTGTATGGCAGTATCAGATAATTTTGTCATTGATGAATCATTTGGATTGGGCGAATCGCTTCCAACCGCCGATGCATTATATGGAGTAGTTACACGAGGATATGCCATAAACGTTAAAAACCATCCTGTGGTTGAGTCTGATGTTACATCTGCCCATACTCTAGGCACCGCAACTTCACCGGATGATCCATTTCGCAACGCAACATATTGATTAGATGGAACTCTATCTTTTGCACTAGGTCCATCATACACGACTGGTCCCGCGAAGACTCCCATATGATTTCTCCTTATATTGAATATCTAGATCTAATTGCGTTAAAATTTTGTATAACCTCGGTAGCAGAAAGTGCTCTATTATATAAAAATACGTTTGATATATTTCCTGGAAAATACTGAGAATTAAGCGTTCCTGCTCCTATAATTTTTGCATCACTGTTGTTGGATATTGTATATGCGGTTGTAGTTGCAGGTGTTAATAACTGTCCATTTAAATACATACTGCCCGCATCTGAATTGTTTGTCCTTACAAAGCATATATTATACCAAGTATTTGATGCTATAACACTATTGGAAGATTCCCATATCCAAGTACCAATTCCAGTAACGGCAACTCTACCGGTTCCTCCGTTTCCGGTTCCAACTTCTAATTGCCAACACCCAGTAGAATTTGCTATTCTTGTAGAAAATATACCATATCTAGAATTTAAATTTGATGCGTTAAACCAAGCAGATATGGTAAACGTTGCACCCACTTGCAATGAATTACTATTTGCTATATTTACGTAATCCATAACACCATCAAATGTTATGATACCTCTATTGGTTGATGCAAATGATTGTCCTCTAAATAAACTGGCGTCATTTGCATTTCCAGATAAATCTTTAAATCCGTATGCTCTACCCGTTAGTAAATCATTTAAAGTAGGTTCGGTCCCATCAATCAAATCTATTCTAGGTCCAAATAACTGCAATCTAGTAGTTGAATCGGCACAATAGTAATGATATGTTCTGTGTAATGTGGATGTGGTAGTAGATGCCCACTTTACATCGTTACCAATATTACAACCATTAACTGTATCAACTTTTGTGGTTCCTCCTGCTACCGTATATATTCCTGTATTTGGATGGCGTATTGCACCGGATTGTGTATACGGATAACAATGTCCAACCACCAAATACCAAACATTTTGTGTATATTTACTGGTTCCCGCACATTCCCAATATGGGTTTCCTTCCGCAGCATCATTGTCTGTTCTAATTACTGCACTCGGATTTCCATATAATCCTAGATAAAAGGTACCACCGGATGTCGATGATGTTCGTTTTACCCAAATAGAGAATCTATATAATTTTGTATTATCAATTGAATAATAATCAGTATTCCATCCACCATCCGCATCCGCTCCACCCGATGCTCTAGTTTCCCATAACACTGATGTTCTTCCGAATGGGTTGGTTCCTATTACTCGTTCATTTTCAACAGTAGCACCATTTTGTCCATATCCAGATGTTCCACCAGATCCAGTGGACCATGCATTCATACTAGTTAATGATGAATACGGTGCATATGAATTTATATTTGCTGTGTCGTAGGATAATACTAAATTTGAATTAATAACTCGTGGGCTTTGATAAAATGCCATATATTAAACTCCAAATCTAGAACGTAATGCGTTGAAATTTGTCAAAGATTGATTTGCAGTTAATGCGTAATTATACACCATAATAACTGCAACTTCTCCCAACAAAAACCAAGGATCGGGATACTGGAACCATTCAAAATATGTCCATCCAGTAAAATCTACGTTCTTAGCCTCCCACATATGATACGCATTGTTTCTATAATTTACAGGAGTTGTTGGATTTGTAACAGTATTCAGATCAACATAATTTGTAGGAGATCCAACGCTACTGTGATAATATGCATTTCCTGAACTGGCACTTAAATATGTTCCGTTATTTTGGTTTCCTCTAACCCACAATTCAGTATCATTATTGGATTTATACCAAAGCACAACTGTACACGTGGAAGTAGCTCCGGTCAATGCAGATGATTTAGTAAATCCCATTGATGTATTATTAAATGTAAATTTTCCACCAGAAAACGTAGGAGAATTTACAATCGTATGATCATTTCCACGACCACTTAAATCGGTAAAAGTTGTTCCGGTGCCTCTATATGATTTTACATTGCCTGCATCGAGATATAAAATTAATCCGTCTGTTGATATTCGTGGGCTATATAGTGTTGCCATATTACATTATCCTCATGTAGCCCGACCAATTATTCTTCCACGATTTCCAGTAGAAGACCATCTAAATGTATTTGTTACACTTCTCGCAATAAAATTATCTATACGACTACCGCCGGTGTTTCCTCTACTATAAAATAATCCCGGCTGTCCACTTGAATATGTGTTGTCTATTACAGAATCCACTAATACACCGTTTCTGTAGGCAGATATTCTATTCCCTACCGCACGAAGTGACCAAATATCTCCAGAAACCGCAGTCAAAATTACCGAACCGATTGTCGTGGACGTACTGCCGTTTATTCTAATGATTCGTCTATTACCAGCAATATTTGTATCTAAAAATATTGCATAGCATGTTGCATTTGCAGGATTCACACGTACTGCTGGACCTATTATATCGCTATTATTAGATACTGCAACTGTAATCTGTGATTCTTGGTCTGCTGGAAATAATATTGAACCTGTCGATACACAATTTACTTGTAATGAATCCGTGAGTGTAGTGTATACTTGATTGCTTATAATTTGCATAATTGCCGAACCGGATGCTACTTGATAATTACTTCCAATTGACCCGTTTGCTCTATTAAAATCATCACTAAATAAAATATTTTGTGTATTATCGATATTTCTTACGATGTTAGACGGTCTGCTGTATGGGGCAAATGCCGCATATATATGAATGATTGGTTGTCCACCTGTTAATGTAGTATTATAGCTCCACGACACTTCCGTGGTTCCAGATTGAGAAACTATACCATATCCACCTGCCACTCTAATTGCTCCGGTAGCAGTAAGGTCATAAGCTTCTATCCGAGATGCAGTTGGTTGGAATATGTTGGTTGACTGTGCATGACTTATAACATCCACGACCAAAGAATTTGGGGTTGTGGTAGTTATACTACTACTGTATGCCGTTGCACTGTTTACTCCAAGTCTACTACTGGAGCCAATTACATCAGGAGGTGCTTGTTTTACTCCATATAATGATATAGCACCAATTACCGCTCCGCGAGGTTGTACTGTATTGAATGTAGTTGATAATATGTTAGATCCAACTGGGGGAGCTATAAGATACCATAATTCAGTAACATCATATGCATTTGCAGCATCTCCGGCAGCAATTGATCCAATTTTTGACAACGATTGCCCCGCGTATGTAATACTTGACGCGGACACATATGGTAAACTTGCTACTTCACCGCCTAATCCTACCACAAGCATGCGATTTTGATTATTGGCAACAGGAACCGTAAAATTAAATGTAGTAAACCCTCCCGCAGTGGACGCACTTGCAACTGTCGTATCTATCAATATTGACATATTACTCCACCGTAATCAAGTTTGGTACATCCTTACGAGTTGCGTGAACAATATAATAGCAATTAACATTACTATTAAATAGATTTTCATTGCCCACGGTTATAGTGAAATTATCAATACTCTTCACATATAGTTTTTGGTGTGAACCTATTGGAGTAAGTTGAACCGTTACACTATCCATATCTACTAACCATTCCCATTCTTCTGGGAGAATAATGATGTTACTATCTGTTAATTTTCCACGGGCATACACGGCATGTTCAGGACCTTCGAGAACACCGTAAATTAAACTCTTACCTTCTTCTCGTTGATGTTTAATCTTAAAGCTCTTGGTAACGGCGGTAAATGCTCCATTTACATTTGCTGTTCCATTGACATCTAGTTTGTATGCAGGACTTGTTGTAGCAATACCGACATTTCCATTATCTAGTAAATGCATAGTTGATGTAAATGTGCCACCTGTACCTGTCCATGCAGTTCCGCCACCAAATGATAATGCCCCATTTGCAGCTTGTATTACAGAAGGATTATTTACACCTACTGAATCTTGATTACCCATCAACAAATATTGTGCACCTGCGCTATTTGTTACAGATAATGTATCCAATACCGTTAATTTTTGTGATGGGCTAGTGGTACCGATACCCACTCTATCATTTGTAGCATCTACATACAGAGTATTTGTATCAACCGTTAATCCTGCGAACGTTGGGCTACTTGTAGTTTGCAAAGTAGTAACGTTGATATTGGTACCGTTGACCTTGATTTGACCTTGTGAATCGCCGGCAATTGAACTGGAAACTACGCCGTCAGTATTAAGTTTCGCTTTAACCCCATTTGTGAAATGTGCCGACGCAGTATCAAGTGTTAATGTGCGAGTGGCACTAATATCACCGCCACCAGACATACCTGATCCTGCACTAATAGATACGCTGGTGTGATTAATATGCTCGTTGGCTACATACCCCGATGTTGACCCGTGAGTGACTTGACCCGATGAACTAAACAATGCCAGTGCATTTACTTGTTTAGTTACACCCCCAGTAAAGTGGGTAGAGCCTGTATCAAGCGTTAAAGTTCGTGTAGCACTAATGTCACCACCACCTGTCATACCACTACCGGCACTAATCGATACGCTAGTATGGTTGATATGTTCGTTTGCTACATATCCAGAGGTTGATCCATGTGTCACTTGACCAGATGAACTGTATAATGCTAAGGCATTTACTTGTTTAGTTACACCCCCAGTAAAGTGGGTAGAGCCTGTATCGAGTGTTAATGTTCTGGTTGCGGATATATCACCGCCACCTGTCATACCGGATCCAGCACTAATTGATACGCTAGTGTGATTGATATGTTCATTCGCAACGTATCCGGATGTAGATCCATGCGAAACTTGACCAGAACTACTGTATACACCCTTGGTATTTAATACATTAACAATTGACCCCGATACGAAATGTACCGATCCTGTGTCAAGATTGGTTGTTACCGCGCCACTTCCATTATATGAAGTTCCAGTTAATCCATTACCAAGAGTTAACGCATTCGTTGCTGTGGCGGTCACTGTTGCCGACCCGCCTAATGAAATTGCGCTACCGTTTACTGTAATAGAACTGTTTAACAAGCTAGCAGATATATTTCCTGTTGTTTGATTATAGCTTAGAGTAATGCCGCTTGCACCAGTTGTATTGGAACCGGTAATTTCTTTTCTTACACCTGATTCAAAATGCAATGATCCTGTATCCAATGTAAGCGTTCTAGTTGTGGATATATCACCACCACCAGTCATACCACTACCGGCACTAATTGATACACTGGTATGATTGATATGTTCGTTTGCTACATATCCAGATGTCGAGCCATGCGATACTTGTCCAGAGCTACTATACACGCCCTTCACATTCAATACGTTTGTTACAGATCCGGTAATGAAATGTGCAGATCCAGTATCTAATGTTAGGGTTCTGGTAGTTGTAATATCACCACCACCAGTTAATCCACTACCCGCAGAGATTGAAACTGATGTGTGATTAATATGTTCGTTGGCAACATATCCTGATGTTGACCCATGCGATACTTGACCGGATGAACTATACACACCCTTTGTATTTAATACGTTAACAATAGATCCAGATACAAAATGCACTGATCCGGTATCAAGATTAGTTGTTACAGCACTTCCACCATTGAATGATGTACCAGTTAATCCATTACCAAGTGTTAATGTATTTGTAGTATTTGCAGTAATTGTATGTGTTCCGCCCAAATTAATAGTAGTTCCATTAATTGATGCGGATGGAGTCAATAGCGATGCAGAAATATTTCCGGTCGTTTGATTATAATTTAATGTGATACCCGAAGCGCCAACAGTATTTGATCCTGTTATTTCGTTTCTTACACCACTTTCAAAATGTAATGATCCAGTATCTAATGTTAGGGTTCTGGTAGTTGTAATATCACCACCACCAGTTAATCCACTACCCGCAGAAATAGATACCGAGGTGTGATTGATGTGCTCATTGGCAACATATCCAGATACAGAACTTAATGTTACTTGCCCAGAGCTACTATATACTCCCTTCACATTTAATACGTTTGTTACGGATCCGGTAATGAAATGTGCGGATCCTGTATCGAGTGTTAATGTTCTGGTTGTGGATATATCACCACCGCCTGTCAATCCACTACCTGCGGAAATAGAAACCGAGGTGTGATTAATATGTTCGTTCGCTACATACCCAGACGTTGAATTATGAGATACTTGTCCAGATGATGAATACACACCCTTCGTGTTTAATACATTGACAATAGATCCAGATACAAAGTGTACAGATCCTGTATCGAGTGTTAATGTTCTGGTTGCTGCAATGGTTCCACCGCCAGTTAATCCACCACCAGCAGATATAGATACCGACGTATGGTTGATATGTTCATTCCCAACATATCCTGAGGTTGAACTATGTGCAACTTGTCCAGAGCTACTATACACACCCTTCGTGTTTAATACATTGACAATAGATCCAGATACAAAGTGTACCGATCCGGTATCAAGATTGGTCGTTACTGCACCACTTCCATTAAATGATGTGCCTGTTAATCCGTTGCCTAACGTTAACGTATTTGTTGTGGTGGCACTTACATTTGTTAGCCCACTACCATTTCCACTAAATCCTACGGATGATGATATCGATCCGGTAGTATATAATCCACTTTCTACGTGAACAACTAAATTATCCATTCTCAATCTAGATACATTTGTATTGGTATCTATGTGATCGGTTCCTGTGGATACTGGGAATCTATTGGCAGTTAATGTTGGTTCATTGCCCAACGATGCCGTATTTTTTGGACCGGCAATTAATATAGCAGAGTTGTATGCGGAGCCACTTAGATTTTCGTATAAGAATACGTGATTTAGACTATCCCAGTAAATAGAAGCTGTAGTTGGGGATATCGATCCAGAATCAATAATCGATATTCCACCAAATCTAACAAGATCATCATCATTAACAATAATTCTATTATCACCAACAACATATTGTGAAGATGTAACATACTGCGTTGACATTGATACTGCTGTGAGTAGCCCCGTTACTGTTAAGCTTCCACTTATATTTACATCTTTAGCAACTCCCATACCACCTTGAACTATTAATGCACCGTTGTTAAATGCAGTACTGTTCGTTGTGTTAGAAATTGTTTGTATGCCAGTTAGTGTATTTGATCCGGTGGTTGCAAGTACCGTAGAGTCCAATCCATCTAATAAATCTGCATTTAAATTAGTAACAAGTGTTCTGCTTGCTACGGTAAATGGTGCCGTTCCTGTTGCTTGAGTTGACGTAAGTGTTACAAATGACGGACTATTACTTGTGCCTAGGTTTTGATTGATGGTATATGCGGTAATATTTGCGGCATTGCCCGTAATATTACCAGAAATCTTACTACCCGTTAAACTAGTTATCCACGTTGGGTCACTATAACTTCCATTGGTGTAAACTCCATTTGTTACTGTAGATGCATTTCCTGATAATGATCCTGTGAAGGAACTTGCGGATACATTACCTTGAACATGTAGTAGTGCACCAGGCGTGATAGTTCCAATACCGACACCCGTTGCATTAGAGTAAATAACTTGACCACCACTTCCTAGTTTAATTGCACCAACCGTACTATCTTGCACACCATACACACCTAACGTATTTGCTACGTTTATATCGTGTAATGCCGAATCATCACCACCTTGTAAAAATTTTGCATTATTTGTACTAATTGCTAAAACTGTTCCATCAAATGTAAGATTGGCTTCAGCGTCTATTCCCCCCGCACCTGTTGATGTTATTACACGATTATCGGTTGCATTTGTATAGGTGGAAACAGCAGAAGCTGCTGCCTGTAAGTTTGTTCCCGCCGATGTGGAACCGGAAGTCATATCTATGAAGAATCCACGAGCACTGCCACCTTGTTCAAAAAATCGTAATTTATTTTGAAAAACGTCAATCGTTACGCCAGTTCCAGCTATTCCAGTATTGGTTTGAGGTTTTGCTAGTAAAATTTCTCCACCTTCATCACCAATTGAATTATTCGATACAAGGTTTGTACCAGCAGCTATATTTCCAGACGCAGAAACACTTTGATTTAATGTATTAACAAATGATGCAGTTAATGAGGAAGATGCTACACTTGCAGTTCCAACTAATGCACCAGTAAATGTAGTAGATGTTACCGATGTTAATCCTGTTAATGTAGTCGCGGAAGTTCCTAATGAAATTGCCGTTGTACCTACCGTTACACTACTGCTCAATAATGTTGCAGATAATACTCCAGTTCCATTATTATACGTTAAATCAATTCCACTAGAACCAGCAGTGTCTGTCACTGATATAGATTTACGAGATCCAGACAAGAAGTGTGCCGAGCCTGTATCAAGTGTTAAGGTTCTAGTAGCAGAGATGTCACCGCCGCCAGTTAGGCCACTACCCGCAGAGATAGATACACTAGTATGATTGATATGTTCATTTGCAACATATCCATTAGTAGAACTATGTGTTATTTGTGAAGATGCAGATACCAATCCGGGAGTATTTGGGCCTGTTGCACCTTGAGGGCCTGTGGGGCCTGTAACACCTTGAGGGCCTGTAACTCCTGTAGGTCCTGTAGTGCCTTGTAAACCAGTGGGTCCTGTGGTACCTGTTAATCCTTGAACACCAGTAGGTCCTGTTATGCCGATGGGTCCTGTTGGGCCTGTGGTGCCTTGTACTCCGGTAGGCCCAGTGGTTCCTTGAACGCCAGTTGGGCCTGTTATTCCCTGTGGTCCAGTTGGACCTGTTGTTCCTTGGATACCAGTGGGACCAGTT